CGACGCCAGGTAATCTTGATTTCGTTTTTCAATCGAACTAACTTAGCTGTTCCTTCAACAGGAGAGTTAAAACTGGCGCCCGAAGGGATCAAAGGTTGAGTAACTTCACATTCCGGGATGCTCAACTGTTGTACACTTACTTCAGGAACGATATACACGGAGTCAGAAGCCCCAATCAGTTTCCAACCATCTTTTGTTTCAATGCCAGGAATTGAAACAGGAACAAATTTTATTTCAGAGGATTGAAGTCCAGTGAGTTTATCCACAACTGTCCGCTTAAAACCAAGATATGTTTTCATAGTTTCCTCCACATGTTTTTATTTAATTATAAAAGAAACTGTTAAAATAATCAACTACCACAGATTTGCCTTTGTTGGTAGTGCTTCAAATATATAATCCTGCATAATCATCTGAGTGGATCTTTTTCCAGCAAAGAATGACTCGTCAAGAGTTCCGACTGCAGAAAGAACTCCTTCATCGGCAATATCGTCCCACTTATTAAAATTCCAGTACAAGAATTTCATGTCAGGAACTTCAATACAAAGATGCTTTCCTTGAGACATTGGTTTAACAGTATATTTTGAAACATTCTCAATTAGCACTTTTATTGTTGGGAACCCGGGCCCTGCTATTCTGTTGAATTCACGCAGCTTGCCAATCAGGAATGGTGTTATCTGCATACGCTCAACATATAGATCAATATCTTGTTCTGTTGTTACAGTCATTCCTGTTAATGCATTTTCTATGTGATCTTGTAATGCGACAAAGTTTTCAAAAGGAATCAGGATTCCAGCTGAATTCTCATGGCCTGCGCACTCACCAAGACCAGAATCATTAACAATCTCACTGAAATTATCAACTCCAGTGGCTCGCATTGACCCTGCGTACCCCCTATCGGTTTCTCGTACAACAATAACAGGTCTGTTCCACTTATCTGATGCTTTTGTTGCCAGAAGTCCACCAAGGGTTCCACAGGTTTCATCAACAATGAAATACATGCACTTCCTGTTAAGCTGCTCTTGTGCCTGTTCTTCAAATCCTTCAAACAACTCAGCAACAAGAAGTTTCTGCTTCTCTTTTATTCTTGTTAACGACTTAACAATCTTTTTTGCATCTGCAGTATTATCAACAAGAAACAGATCAAGTGCAAGTCTGTTATCGTTCATTCTGTTTGCAGCATTAACAAGAGGAGCCACGGAAAATGCAATTGAGTCAGCGTTCATTTCGTTAGTTCCAAGTACAGCACGCAATCCAACATTACAAATGTATGCCATACCCTTGTCGCAGATTTCTCGATTTTCCATTGACTCAGTGCCAACGCTACAGACATCTGCTATGATTCCAACAGCAGCAAGATCCATCAAGTCAGATGCGTAGTTTTTCTTCATAAGTTGATCAACATAGTTTACAAACTTCCAAGTTACTCCGCTACCACTAAGATGCGGATTTGGATATTCATTTGCTGAACTTACAAGATGAATCTTTTCTTGATTGGCAAGAATTTCTTCAGATGGAATATGATGATCAAGAACAATTAGATCAATTCCTGCTCCAAGAATAATATCATATTCCCGCATTGTATCATTGATAGAATCAACAACAATTACAATATTTTCATCACCATACGGACGATCAAAGAACTCATCCGTTACACCGTGTTCTTTCTTATTGTTAATGTAAACTTCAATGTCAACATCAAAATTACGCAAATAGTGACATAGAATTGCTGCGGAGGAACATCCGTCAGCATCAACATCTGCATAGATCAAGAATTTACTATGCTTATCAATATGCTCTTGAAATAGTTTTCCAGCAGACTCAATATTTTTTAGATCAGTTGAAGGAAATATATATCCTTCTGGATGCATAAACACTTCCGGGTTATCAATTCCCCTACTTGCCCACAACTGATTCATTATCTGATTAACAGGCGTTCCCTGTCCATTTACTTTTACATTCCAAGTCGATTTTCTCATTCACTAACCTCGTAGTTACCATTCAAGTAAGCTCTAAAATGTTCTTCCCGAATAACTGGAATACCTAATTCCTCAGCCTTCTGCTGCTTACTTGATTTTCTATTTGAGTTGTCACAGTCTCCAATAAACAGAATATCAGTTTTCTTTGTTACACCACTAACAAAGATTCCTCCACAAGCTTCAATTTCTTTTTGAATGTCTTTTCGAGGATATTCAAAAGTACCTGTAATGCAGAAAGTTTTTCCATTGATTGGACTGGAGCAGTCTACAACAACTGGTTTACTATCCTGTTTGATTGTAGTGTGCACACAAACATCAAGTAACTGATCTTTGTTCAACTCAAACCACTGATGGATAAGTTCATTTGAACGCTCACCGAAGCCATCAAGTTTACTAAAATCAAACTTTGTTGTAAGAGCATCCAAGAATTTATTTAGATCGCCATCAAAAAACTTTGAAATTTTCTTAGCAGTATCTAATCCGACACCGTCAATGCTAACAGCCGCAATCAATCTTTCAAGCGTAACATCTCTTGATTTCTCAATGGATGCAAGCATCTTGTCAATTGAAGATTTTCCAAATCCAGGAAGAGTTATTAGTCTGGGTGCATAATTCTTGAGTCGATAGATATCACTAAATTCCTTCAAGTATCCAAGCTCAATAAACTGAGCTAAAGTTTGCTCTCCAAGGCCATCGATATCCATTCCTTGCTTCGAAACAAATGTGCACAACTTTCCAAGTAACTTGCCCTTACAGTTCGGATTGTTACACTTCAGCATTTCAGAATCATTATCTTGTACTCGAATAGTTAAGCCTCCGCAGACCGGACAAGAATCAGGAATGATAAAATCTTCCTCACCGTCATTATCAGTTGAATCAATTTGAGGAATAATCATGTTTGCCTTAAATACTCTTGCAGTACAATTCTTACGAACATTTAATTGAGACATGATGGTTAAGTTATGTAAACTTGCTCTACTGACCTCAGTACCATCAATTTCAACTGTATCAAAGATTGCAGTAGGTGTAAGTACACCAGTCTTTCCCATAGTCCAATCTATACTACGAACTACAGTATCATACAGTTCGTCATAAAATTTGAATGCAATCTGACTCTTCAAATGATGAGAAGTCATTCCTTGAGCTTCAGCAAACTTAACATCATCGAAACCAAATACACAGCCATCAATAGGATAAGCACAGGTATCAGCCAGTTGCTCAATGAAATCAACTGCCCACTGGCAACCATCTTTTGTAATCTCAGTTAAACAAACATGAGGAACAATTGTAAATCCGAGACTTTCGAGTTTTAACAATCCTTCGCTAAGAGTCTTGTTGTTCAATCCTTGAATTGGTTTCCAAGCAACAAATTGAACGCCTCGTTTCGAACATTCTGAACTATCCAGCAATCTTACGGATCCTGCGGCAAGATTTCTTGAGTTCTTGTATTTTCTACCTTTGTTATCAACAAATTTTTCACGAACTCTTTCAAATGTAAGATCATCAATGATTAACTCTCCATCGATAACTACAATTCCGTTCTGATTTATCTGCTGAGGTACTCCATCAACAGCCCTCATGTTATGTGTGATATCTTCACCCTCAACACCGTCACCGCGTGTTTCAGCACTAACAAGTTTTCCATCAACATACTTGATGCTGCATGTTAGACCGTCCATCTTTGCCATAACAATAGTTTCTTTGTTCTGTAGGAACTTTACAATTTCGGTGATGTCTTTTGTCTTATCAAGAGACAACATAGGATGATCATGCTTAACCTTCTTCAATGCTGACTTTACTTCATAACCAACAGTTCTTGTTGGTGAGTTTGCAAGAACAATTCCTGTAGTTCTTTCAAGCTCTTGAAGCTGATCCATCAAGTTATCGTATTCAAGATCTGAAATCAAACTTTCATTATCATTGTAATAAGCATCTCTATACTTATTCATGTTTGCAACAAGTGATTTCATAGCTGCAATATCAGTCATAGATACCTCCGTATCACTCTTATATATGCTGATTATAATAGAAATCTATTGATCAATCAACTACAAAAATGAGCGGTGAGTTATTCACCGCTCATTAACTTACTCTTCTGTTTTTACATACAATCCGCAATGACACTCACCTGGCCCCGACTGTTCAACAAACTCCTTGCACATACATTTTGTCTCAGGAGTTTTTGTTAATCTGCAAGGACAGTAGCCATCATTCTCTTTCAACTTTTCACGAATTGTTTTAACTAGTTCAACATCTGAATTAACTTTGATTCTCATCAACAAATCCTCTCAGCATATTGATTATCACTTGCAAGATATATTCCAAGTACGTCATCAAAATGCTTCTGTTGATCTGGAATAAATCTTCCAAACTTGATAACGATATTACTACTGTTATTTTTTAACCAATCCACCAGAGGTTGTATTTCATCCTCATTGTATCCAGTGTAGATAACAATAGTATCATTTGTATGCCTTCTAAATTCACCAACAAGTGCAACAACATCAATCCAGGAATCAAAAGGCTCAAGTCCTCCGAAAACAACTGAGGTTGTAATCGAGTTTTTCATGTACCTCTTAACAATCTTTTCAGGATCAATTTCAATGTCTTCGCTTAGAGCCATTGAGCTATTCTGACACATCTTCTTTCCGCACTCTTCTTCACATTTGAAAGAGCATCTGGGAAACCCGATGAGCATACAAGGCTCTTTGTAGTTAGTGAAATCTTCATCTCTAATCGTCTTAATAATCATATTAGTCACTAATCAATGATGCTTGTCCCTTTATCACAGCAGTATCATACCACTGGCGAGCATTGAATTCCTTTTCACGCGGTTTAGAATATGCCTTTGAAGGAGTCAAGAATCCGACAACTCTCTGATAAGTATCATAAACTGGCTTACCACAAGTAGGACAAATGTCAGTTCCAACAAACGCGTGTCTATCTTCACAGACATTGATTCTTGTGTTGAAGCAGAAATAGATAACATCTTGAGTAGCAATGTAATTCAGCATATTCCAGGCTTCGTCTGTTGTTGCAAAATTACTCTCAATGTTGATATGAGCAATTGCACCACCAGAACACTTGTTATCGAGAATTGCTGCGGTTCTAACCTTTTCGTTGATTGTACACTTAGCAGTTAGAGGAATCCACTGATTTGAATAGATCTCAAAATCATCTACATTGTAGAGGGTGCTATCTTTACCACAAAGAATAACAGCTGCTCTCTCTGCAGGTACTGACTCAATGTTAAATGAATACTCGTCAGTGAACTTATCCTTAACAGAGTTCAATACTCCAAAAATCTTATCGGCGAACGCAAGACCTTCATCTGTATAGAACTTGTTACCGAATTCATCTTCTTCGATGTATCCGAACTTAACCATTACTTCATACAGACCAAGAATACCGATAGTACAGTACTGTTTATCAAGCTCAATGCCACCATCGCAATAGTTAGGGAGCAGTCCCTTTTCAATGTTTCTTGAAATGATATGACGAACTCTATCAAGAGTCTTGCAGCAAAGATTTGTTCTCTTTTTTAGAATCTTTAGATATTCTTTCTCATCAAGATTATCTTCAAGCTCATAAACAATGTGCATCAAGTTGATTGTGTTAACTTTGATACTACCGATAGAAAGAGCGGTGCCACCGATACTGTTAATGAACCCCTTCAGCTTGGATGTATCAGAAAGGAGTCTGCAACAGTTACTTAATGTAGTTACATCATCACTCATGAAGAAGTTACTATCATTCCATTTGCAGTTATGGTCAGAACACCAACGAGCAAACTCGTTGTCTGCAAACAAATCAAACTCTTTAGTTCTTAGCATACGATCAATATCTTCAGGAGTTAGATCCTTGCGCTTTAACAGTGAGTATGTAAGCACAGGGAATGTAAACATGTTCTCTTCACGAATTTCAGAGACAACTTCCATAAAGATCTTTTCATGCTCAATGAAAGTATCAATGTAGTCAATTGCAAAACTACCGTCAGGGAAAACTAAGCCACCAAAGAGAGCTTCGTAGTAATATTTGTCAAAGATTGAAACATTAACAAATGCACTCTGATCAGTTCTCATGAAGGGTTGATTCAGTCTGTAGATTAACTTCTGATATGTTTGTCTCAAGTAGTACTCAGGACTGACCATGTAGTAACCTTTATCAATATCCTTTTTCCAGAAGTACATAGTCCAAAGTAAAATATTAGGAATACCAACTGCACCACTAGATCTGTTGCACATAAATGAAATGTATTCAATAACATCATCTGTGAATGTGGTTAAATGAGCAGCGGGTTTATTGTTATAACCAGTTAAGAAGAAAAGACCCTCTCTGGCTAATCTTCCAAGGTCATATGCGTAACAATACGGGGTATAAGTTGTTGAGGGAGCATCGTGCATATAGAAGCCGCCTACCCACTCTGTTTCAAGCCACTCTTGAGCAGTCTTGAGACCCCAGCGTTTCTTCATCTCTTGGAAAATCTTACTGAAAGCAATCAACTTATCTGAAGGCTTCCCCTTTTCCAAACGAAGTGAAACAATGTCTTTGTTTGAAGCACTTGCATTGTTGTCGATTGTAACTTCTGCAAGGTTCTTCTGAACAAATGAATCAATAAAATCAGAAAAGTTTAACTGTGAGTTGTGAAAACCATTGAGATATTCAAAATCCTCACCATACTTTGTTACTAGTGCCTCTAAGCAGTTTACAAAGTCTTTGTTTAGCTTTAATCCGATGTTATACATAAATTATCCCTTCTGCAAATCATTGATGTAGGTATTTGCTTCAATAAAATTAAGACACTTACCATCGACTTCCAGAACAGGCATAAAGTCAAATCCTTTTTCTGTTAGTACATCAATGTTGTCCTGAACGGTGAACTCAACACCGCTGTTTTGTAACTTTGTCAACAGAATTTCGCATCTGGGACAATGATTTGAATAAAGAACAATCATTATTTATCTCCTTGTTTTTGCTATCAATATTATAATAACTGATCTTACTATGTTCAACTACCGAGGTTTTATCAACATTGAAGATTGATCACCTCTTGCAACAACTCGACCATACTTGTCTCGTGTTAAATCCGCTCTTTTATCATAACGACCTAGTACTCTTCCGTAGAAGTCGCGTATAAGTTTATCACCATTGGATTCGGTTTCAATACTTCCGAGAACTCTTCCACAGTAATCACGAACTTGTTGCTTACTTTTCATACTGTTCACCTCTCTGTAAATACTACAGAATTATCTTGTTTATAGAATCAATGATGGGTTCTCTAATATCCGAAAGATCTACAACATCAGCTTGTGTTATCATCTTTTTCGGATCGTTCAAGAACTTATCAATTGCTCTCATCAGTTTACTTTGATTGAACTCAAAACGAGCATAGTTCATGTTGATGTTAAACGGCAGAATGTCAACATCAGGAGTGACCGGACCAAAATTGATTTGCTCTGTCCATCCCATATCTGTGCGGATTATGAGATAATATTCTTCTCCAAGATCATTTCGACCCCTGAGAACACACTCTCCTATGTTGTCAACATCTAACTGAGCATCAACAATAACTCTCTGTAAATACTCAAACGTCATTGAACTGAATAATCCTTAACAACACATTCATGTGCAACGCGGAATTCAAAAGAGCCATCCGGCAATACTTTCTTGTACTCTCTTGAATGGAGTGATCCAGTAACCACAAGTTTTGTGTTTACTGTGAGTTTTGATAATTCCTCAGCAAGGCTTCCCCAAGCAATACAAGGAATATAAGAGTTAAGTTTCTTTGTTCCTTCACTAACAATGAGGTTGTTTGCCAGAATGAAGTGGAGATTCTTCTTTCCATTTCGAGTTGTCTTGATTGGATCAATCTTACAAATTCTACCGTCAATGTCGATACGATTTGTTTCTTCTTGATCCTCTTCATTCAACTCTGGCTGATCAAAATATGTGAACACATACAACTCAACTTTATTCTTACCGTTATCTAACTTCGAAGAATAGGATCTAACATTTCCACAAAGAGCAACTTCTTGATTATCTGAGTATGGATTCGAAAATTTCTTGAATCTAATATTTATAGTGTCTTCTTTTCCATCTTCTCTGTTAACAATCAAGTTTGCTTTGTTGAATTCAATCCCTTGAATTGTGTGTGAAGGCTCAATGTTAGTGAGGATTCCCTTCAATCTAATGTTATTCATAAAATCCTCACTTAAGTTTGATACATAATATAAACATCACCGTTGTCTCCAAGACTGTTTGCCGGAGCAGATGTTCCATAAAATTGTTCATTATCAACTTTTGTTGCAAGATTCAACTTGTGAGCAACTGTTGCTACATCTGCATTAGTTGCATTTGCAACATTGTTGATTGTTTTTGAATATGTGTTATCAGAATCTCCTCCAACACTGAAAGCCACAACATTTGCAGCAACACTAGTGTCTGTAGTTACTTGAGCTACATGTTTAGTAGGAAAACTTGTCTCATGATCCTCTACATACAATCTTTTTGAGACTGCATTGTAAAAAGGCTCTCCAGCCTCAAGCGTAACTCCTTCATTACTTCTTTTGGAAATTCTTCTTTTAACTTTTACTTTTGTTGCCATAACAATACCTCTGGTTAAATCATTCAGTTAACTTTGAGTTATCAAGAATAGTTTCACCAGACTTAACACTTATAATGAACTTAGCGGCGTCTTCAATTTGTGACAACTCCTCATCCTGCTTGATTTCCTCTGCAAGTGCTTTTTGACGAATATCAAGAGACTCAGCGTACATTTGAAGTACTTCTGCCCGCTCTTCATCAGTTGCATTATCATACAACTCGTCAATTTCTAGCCCAATATCCGAAGTCATCATACCGTTCAGATGATCAATGCAGTGCTGGAATTTCCAAGCTGAAAATCCAACAAGCTTTGTTGATTCAACTTTACCAAGGGGAGTCGTGAAGAATAAACTAACCTTGTTGAATCGGGGCATGATGAAAGTCTTGCCAGGAATGCTTGAGCATGTTTCTCTAACAAATTGAAAGTTGCTGTTATTTTCGATCATTGGATTAACAAATGTTCTGTAATCCTTGTCACCGAATTTCATACAGATAACTCTACGATCATAACCAATCTGTGGAGCTGTAAGAGAAACAAGATTATGTTCTCTCATTGTTGCCTTCAGAGCAAGAACAATCTCTTGTAACAACTTTCCCTCTTTGCGAGTGTCAATTTCAACCGCCCAGTTACTAAGTGCAACTTCGTCTGTGATAATTTCTTTTAGATTCTTATCCATAATTCTTCCTACCATCAAAATTGAGTTACTACTAACTTATATAAATCCTCATCAAGATCAGCTTGTAAGCATAACTGATAATCTTCTGAAGCATAAGTTACATTTGTTGTGTGCAATGTAATCTGACTGGTATCTTGAACTTCTTCAAGTTCACTCTTTTCTAGTAAACTAAAATACTTACCATATTTATTGTAGTCTTCAATATCAACAACATATGCACCATCTTTAGTATATTCACCCTTTTCGGTGATTCCTATCTTCTTTAACAGCTCTTCCAAAGTTACTCTCCTACATGTTTGAGTGCTTCTCGGTTTTCCTCAAGAACGCCCTCCAAACTGTTACCTCTGCTCAAGGAGTTCAGTAAACGTCTATTCTGAGCTTTATAACGAGGCTGTTTCTTTTTTCTTTCTGGCTGATTCAGCAAAAATATCATGTAAGACCATCGCTCGTAATTCTGTTTGATAGGAGCTATCTGAGCTTTCAATCGTTCAATACGCTCAGGTTCAACCATACCTTGTGCAGCTTCTGCTTCCAGATCATGAATATTTTCCATCATTTCTTGATACTGTTCGCAGATTTGATCGTAATATTTTCTAACTGCTTTTACTGACATAAAAGTTTATCTCCTTAACATGTGTTATAATATGATATACAATTCTGTAGAATCAAGAAAGCACTCTCTTTACAAGTCTACGGAAGTAAATCCAGTCTCTGTGATCAAAATCTTCAACTGCTCGTGTTTCAAAATGAATACTTAGATTTGCAAGAACAGTGTTGATAACAATCCAGTTATCGGGATGCATTGCAAGTTTATTCTTATTCTTGTTGCCCCACCATTCCCATTCAGCTTGAAATGTAAACGAGTCCTTCATGTAAGCTTTTCCAGCCGCAAGATAATCACAAATCATTTCCTTTACATATTTATCAGGCATCTTCAAGGGCTCCCCGCCCTTATCAAAATTATCTTGCCAGTACTCATAATGATGTGGATTTCTACCTTTATGGTGCAACCAAGCCCTGCTGTAGCCGTTCTGTTCTTTACAAACATCGATAGGACTACGAGTTCCTGTATAGTACTTGATGCTTTCCATGAACTCGGTAGGACTAAACTTTGACATATCGTGCCAAAAACCTTGCCATCCTATTCCAAGTTTTCTAGCAAAGAAAAACACCCATTTCTTATGAGTTAGAATTGTTTTCAAATGTTTCAATGCAATCATGAGTTCTCCTTCTTACAAACAAACAAGACTCGAGTTTACAAACTGAAATAGATCATTTGTTCTCGAGTCTTGTAATCATGTTATTCTACATCCTTGAAGTTATCTGTGAATTATTTATCTTAGAATCTAAACAACGGGAAAAAGCTCTGCATATCTGCAACTGCTCTTGCAAACTCATCAGCTGCTCTTGTTCCTGTGTAAGTTGTAGTATATGCACCATAAGCTTCATTGAACTTACGAATTGCATCATATCTTGCCTGCTGAGCATCTTTGAGCTGTTTCTTTGCAGGCTCAACAATAGAGTCAATCTCTGCAAGATATTTCTTTGACAACTCCTGAGCCTTCTGATTCGCAAGTCTCAGATTAGCCTGAGCTTCATTGACTGCTTCCTCTGCCTTCTCAACATTTGCTGCCAACTGCTTCTTTGTAGGAACTTTGTTAACCGGAGCATCCTTTTCAGCCTTTGCCATACGAATATCATTCTTGTTTGTTTCTTTGACAAACTTACGCTCCGCATCTTGAAGCTGCTTTTCGGTATCATAGATTTCTTTTGTTAGTTCGCTATAAAATTTCATCTGTTTCTCCTTACCCCTTACTCGACGGCAAGAGGACTTATAAAAATTTATTTCTTACTTGCATAGTTGCAAGATAAGTTACTTAAGTACAATTCTATAGATACAGTCACAAACATTATCTTCTGTTGCAATAATCATTGTTTGTGAAGGATCACTTGTAAGTCTCAACTTTTCTGCATAACTATCCACACCCATCAAAGAACCATTTGACACAACAACTGATTGATGTTGTTCATCTGCAGCGAAATGATGGCGATGAGCTGTGCACAACATATCATAGTGTTTATGAGTCATCAAGCTCAATTTCTCAAGTGCGTCTGTAGGACGATCATTATCCCCATGCACACCGATAATGTCATGCCCCAAAACATTACATGTAATGATGTCAGCACTAAACTCATTGTTACAGATTGTAACTCTTGAGTTCTTTGCTAACCTAGATTTCAAATACCAGGGAATGATGCGAACCATTGACTCAAGATCAATTGACTCTTTCTTATTAGGTTCAAGTCTACTGTGATTATCTAAACAGTCATAATATTTAACATCACATTTTGCAGTTAAAGCATTTAGAAAATCAGCCAAGATTTCTGAAACTTCCATTGTTTGAGTAACAACATCAAATCTGCTCTCAATTCGGATCTGTGAATGAATTCTTCCTGCAATAAGATCTGAAAGATTCAAAACATGTACTGTATCCAACTGATGTTCAGTAATGATGCGCTGAACTTTATTCAACAGCATCGCAACCCTGGCTTCACAAACTTCGGGATTAAACATATTCCAGTAGTTATTACACTCAATGCCGTAATGCCAGTCACTCAGTAAGATGATTCCTTCCTTCTTTACGGAGGGGAGATTCTTCCAAGGCTCACGAACCATGAGCGGTAGACGCTTCGCCTTTGCCATAACTTGAGCATAGTTATATGCAATTTCTTTGATGTTCTCTTCACGAGCAAGTCGTTTAACATAACGAGCATTTTCTGCACGCTCATCAGCTATTGTAACACGCAGCTTTCTAAGAGCATCAGTTTTATTATCAATTCGTGCCTCTTGATCATCGAGATCAGCTTTGATCAGCATCATACATTCAGTTAGATGCTCACATGAAGTACAATCTCCGTTGCACTCCTCGTCGGAACTTGTAGTTATTGTACTTGAGCTTACTTGCTCTTCTGTTACTTGTTTAGCAAAATTTCCGTCATGAAAATTTTTACGATACCATGATTCACTATAACTTATATTTAATTTTCCATTCAGATAATTAGTAAGTGCTTCCCAAGACATTTTGTTAATATCTTTAGTTGCACAAATTCTCTGAATGTATTCACTCTGTGTTTCGTTATCTTGTTTTTCAAGATTACTGTCGTATGCGATTAAACTCATCTGTTTATGTTGTCTCCTTTGAGTTATCTACAACTGACTCTAATTCATCAATTGCAGTTTCAGCGACTGCTTCTATAGGAACATCAGTAACTGGAGCAGCTTGTGCGTTTTTCATAACAGCCTGAACTGCTGCAAGAATTCGTTCCTTCGCGTCTCTATCAAAAGAATCGACAACATTTACATTTATCTGAGTGTTATGTTGTTGTACAATTGTTGGAGGTTCTTCCATCTGCACAAGATTCTTTGTAGAGGTATCAATCGCTCCTTGAACAGCCTTCATGTAATCCAACAAATCAGAATTAGTAAATTGATCAGATCTTGTTCTAAATCTTGTTACCATCTGCTCTGTTACATCATCATATAAGCCATTCAATTTCAAGATTCGGGATGTATTCTTTTTTGAGAGATTCCAGTTAAACAATGCAATCAGTTGCTTTGCCTTATCTGGATCAGTCTCTTCAAGAATCTTCATAGCCAGACTATTTGTTTCTTGATCAATAGAAGAAGTGTCAACTAATGTTGTATTCTCGTTATCTGTCATAGTAGATTCTTATATGTAGCATCAAGTCGTTCTTTCAATGAAGTCTCTACCTGCATAATCAAGGGACTTTTATTTGTTAAAACGGTTGTTGCTACCGATTCCTCCAGCTTTTTTGAGGGAATAAATTTATATTTAACATTGTCACCCTCACAATTGATATACAAGATACCAACCCCAATATCAATCTTTGTTAATGATTCTTTTTCACGAATTCCTTCAAAAACCGAATGACAGATGCAAGATACAGCTTTATCCACCAAATTGTCAAGAGTTCTTTGTGGAATTGTTGTAATTGTTGAGAGGTCTTCAATGAGTTTATTCATAGTAGTCTATTCATCTTCTTCATAACATTCAATTCATTTCGTCTTTTAAGATAACCAATACTTGCGTCTAATTCTTCCTCATATGTATTGAAAGATTTTACAAGTCTAGAATTGATGTGTTGCAAAAGAAGATCTTCCTTGTCGGAGTGTTTATAATGAGAAAGCTCTTTTAGAGCCATTCTGCAAAAGTTAGATATCATTTCTTGCTCTCGCAGTTAGATCATAGTTTGATAAGGTATCACGAATTTTACTGTAAGCTTGTTTTACAGACTTCAGCTCAACAGCGTCAGATAAGCTGGATAAAACATCTTCCAGTCGTTTACCTTCGATGTTCACTTGTTGATACACCGATAACCCGTAGATCATTTCTTCCAGCTCTTCAATTGTTGGGATGCGAATTGTGGATCCACCATAATACTCACATAGTTTTAACATGTTTTTTCTATCAAGTATGTATGATAGCTCACTGATGCTTGAGTACTCTGGAATATCCTTCAGTTTGAATAATGCAAATAGCAACAAACTCCAGAGATCAGGCTCTTTCAACTTTTGTAATTCTTCTTTTATTGTCATTTTGATTCCATTGTTGTACAGATTAAACTCTTCATTGAAGCATCTGGGGGAATGTAGCATTCACTCTTCCAACTCAGCTCTGCAGCAATAACATGACGAAGTTCATTAACAAGAACCCGAATATAGTTTGCCATTGAGTCTGGTAAGTGATACAAGATGGGATCTTTGTACCTCATATCCTGATACGCTTGATCTAGAAACGCATCCTTGTTAATGCGTTGAGCGGACTCATACCTGGCTAATGTTTGTCTTGATAATGTTACTGAGTCCAGCAAAGTTAACATACAGCTAAGATATATGTTATCCCATTCTGAGCTGTTCTTACGAATCGGGATTCTACGAAGGTGAGATTTAACAATTTGAGCAATAGAATCTAACGCAAGGCTGAATTCAATCTTATCAAAAAGACTTGCAGATTCAACCATGTGAGAACCAAGATCAAATGTTCCTGTAGGTATAATATCAATATCTTTAGTCTCACTCTTGATTTCTACTTCAAAGTCAACTTTGTAAGGATACAATATTTTCTTGATGTAGTTGAGGATACTTTTGATCTGATTCATTTTTGGTTTGTTAGACTCATCATATTCATATTGTTTAACATTCATCAAGCGTTGAAACAATCTGGATGCCGAGTACAACGAAAATTGATCATACTCCTGTGCAGTTCTAAACAATGAATGCTGACCTGCTAACATATGAGACAGATGATACAGATATTGATACAGAAGCCCCTCATCTAAGTTATCTTGATAAACATGTTCGTCAATCCAGATAGCCATTTCAGTATATGTCATTCCATCCGGAAAATCATAAGTCATTTTATCGTAACTCGCTTATACCAGTTGAGGATTTAACAACAGTTATCTCTTTATCACAAGGAATAGATAGATCCTTTCGATGTGTAACAATGAAAATGTTCTTGATATCACTCAAAGAAGATATAACATCCAGAACCTTTTGACAACCAGTCATATCAAGCGCATCAAACACCTCATCAAGAACAAGAATATTACTTGTAAATCCAAGATGGTTACAGAGCATGTCTCTGATTGAGAATTGAACAATGAGGTCAATTTTTTGCTTTTCACCACCAGAAAGATTTTCGTAGGACTTGTTCATGTAGGAAATCTCGATGTTATTTCCATCCAAACAGAAATCAATCTTGTCTGTCTCAAAGATTATCATTGAGTATTCTTTTGCTCGTGCAGCAATGTACTCAATGACAGTTGATAGTAGGTATCCACGGAAGTCACGCTTCAGCGCGGTATCAAACTTGTTTACCACATCCAGTCGAGACTGTTGTAAATCCTTCTCAGTATTGTTATACAATGAGTCACGATTCAACTCCTGAATCTGAGCCTGATTTTCGTTTATAATCGACGAAAGCGAGTTAATAGTAGATTCTAGCTCTTGTAGCTGCATCACAGCAACATCATAATTTGACTTAGCTGTATTGAACAGCAGTTCTGTTGATTTCAATTCAGCTTGTTTCTCAGACTTCTGAGTTCTAAGATTCGCTTCCTGTTTAGATATAACAGCAGAACTACTTCTGTAATCATTATCGATTGAATCCAACTTTGATTTCAATTCAGCTCTTGTTGCATCAAGTGCTGCTTGAATACTGTTGAAATCTATTGTTGCTTGTTCTAACTGTTGTTTTAACGAAGTTGTATCTGGTTTAACAACATCGGGAAGTTTTTGTCCACATGTAGGACATATATCTTGAATATTTTCAAGTTTACGAATTTCAGTTTGTAATGTTTGTACTGAATTCCGAGCTGCCCAGAGCTTGTTTGTCTGCTCTTCAATTGTGCTTTGATACTCACTATTAACAGCTGTAATGTTACTTGTGTTGGCATTAGTAAGTTCCAGCAATCTGGCTGTTTGTTGTGATAGCTCTGAATCAAGCTTCTCAATAACTGTTTTACACACATCTATGATCAGCTGTTGCTTTTCCATTTCCGTGGAATGGTACGAAACAGCTAATTCTAGTTTTTCTTTATCCAGAGAATCAAGGTACAGAGTATTTTTACTAATCTGCTCTTGAAGAACTGTAATTTTACTTTCTATTGCAATAAGAGCGTCTTTATGTTGACGAATAAGTTTTGTAAGTTCATCTTTTCTCTTAGCTACTCGAGACTTGAGGTCTTCAATCATAAAGTCAGATTTTGACAACTTCTCGAGTACTTCTTTTCTTCCAGATGGGCTGTTATTTGTAAACTTCTGTGGCAACCCCTGACCAAGAATAATAACTGATCCGAGGAGGGATGCGGTAATATCTGGTAGATATTGAGCAAGAAGCTTTTCAGAATCACGAATGCCCTTGCCACTGCAATCCTTGCCATCTACAACAATTTTCAATCCAGTTTTATAAACTTTGTGATCTTTTGATCTTGTCAATACATAGTTAACTGAATCAATGTTAAAATCAAGTTCAACATAAGTTCCATCATCTCCGTAGATGTTACTTACTTGTTTGGTTCCTCGGATTGTGTCTCCTGTTAACGCCCAAACAATACCCTCCCAGATACTTGACTTACCACTACCATTACTTGTGGCAAGATCTTCAACATTTTCATTCACTCCCGAAACTTTGATAAAACCATCATCACCAAATGTTAATTCAGAGTGACCAAAGCTGATAAAATTATGTAAAACTAATCTACGAAAATCAATATGCATAGATCACCTCATAACATTCATAAGTTCTTCTTTAACAACATCACTTGTTCCAATATTGGCAAGAACATAGTTTTCAAACTGTTTCAAATGATCAACAGCTTCTAGCACGGGGGCAGATACATCAACAGTTCCTGCTTCATGCTCTGTAATCACTCGATACTCTCTAACATGCTCCTTAGACACATTAGACAAGTAATCTTTTACAAGTGCACCAAGACATGATCTGACAGTGATAGTAATAACAGCGTTATCCTTCAAATCGGAGATAACAGGAATAATTTCCTCTATAGTACTATATTTTCTGCAATCAAGTTTGTAGAAATTGAACGCATAAGGATTCCTAAAGAAATCAACATGTAATGTATCAGTATCAATTACTTGAGCACAATGATCAAACTTGAAAGCGTCTTCTGTGAAGTTTTGTCCTGTTAGATTGCCGCCGTTGATAATTTTTTGTGAAACATAACCGCAATGATGGATGTGTCCGTTAACACATAGATCGCAGTTATCCTCAATCTCTTCAACTGTAAATCCTTCTGTTGATAGAAATGCACCATACTGAACATTCTTGAGATCATTGTGACTGAAGATAATTCTTTTACCGTGAGGTTTATCGAAATATTCATTCAGAGGTTTACGATCTCGTTCCAGGATATATGGCAAGAAACAGAACTCGATATTAGCGCCTTCAATATCATAATGTTGAGGAGTATTCATAACAACTGAGTTCGGACAAAGATTGAACAAATCAGCAGTGCTGAATTCAAGTGATCCAACATTTGTTTCGTGATTACCAGATAGAAATAGATGAGAGATTGGTGCCCACTTGATATTCTTCAATGCACTCATTTCCTCACTGTTAACAACAGAAGAGTCAAAGAAATCACCTCCACAGATAACTACTTGACATCCTGTATTCCAAGCAAGTTCTTCGACCCAGTTAACTGAGTTAATCAAGTTTTCAAGTCTTGTACTATAAACGCTCCCCCGACTTCTAATAATTGAGGAATATTGAGACCAGTGTGGGTCAGTATAGTATAGAATTTTCAAAATTGTCCTCACATACTTAAAATCTTTATGATTATGTAATCAATGAGTGTATCAGCTGGTAACTCACCAATTTTAACTCTTCGATCAATATCCAGCAGAAACTCATAGATATTAACAAGTTGTTGAGGAGTGTACACTCTTGGAATTTTCTTTATTGCATACAGCTGTTTACCATCTAGCCCTGTTGATTCAGGTGTGGGGTTAGCTGTTGTTTGAACCATCAAGATATTTCTAAAGTTCTTTACAAGAATAGTTAACAAACCAAATTCGTTGATATCAACTCTATCAAGTTCTCTATAGATACTTTTCAGAGCCATTACATCTCTGGATGTTATTGCATTCGTGAAATTGAAGATGTTATATGAGCTAAGATCATCAACTGCTCCATCACGAATCAGATCATTGAACACATACTTTCGCTCGTCAACTCCAAACAAGGCTAACTTATCAAGCTCCATCTGAAGTCTACTGATGTTAGTTCCGCAAAGACTTATCAACCAATCGAGGTCCTTGTGAGCAACGCCCTCAGTTGTGGAATAGACATAGTCTTTCAACATCCAATCCTCAATCTTAGGAACATTTACAATCCAGCGTTCAAACATCTTTTCAACTGATTTATCCTGAAATTTAGATACAACAATTATCAGATCTTTAACAGCTGAAATCTTAACATTATCCCAAACAAAAACAGGAGCCTTAACAACTCTTAGTGTGTCTACAACCGGTTCTTCTCCACCAAAAATAGACCAAGCATCCTGCAATAGATCAAGAGGAGATTCTATGTATTCAATCTCTTGTTTTCTAATTGTTGATATCGCTTTTATGTATTGATTGGAGATAAAATTATTTTCTGTATCTTTGAAGATAATTAGATCATGAGGAACATTTTTAGTTTCAATGTAAGATTTCAACTCTTGAATTGTCATACTGTTCCTTTCATGATAGATCTGAGTTCAATCAAGAATCGTTCAAACAAAGATTTGTAATCTAAATTCTTGATTCTCAGATTCTTCTGTAATTCATTTGTTAATGTGTACGCTTGAACTAATCGTATATCTGAGTTAGTTCTACACTTACTCATAATTCTTGATAACAAGACATCAACAAACAACTTAACATCGGGACGGTCAGGATCGTTCTTAAATCCAACTTTCCCGCTAAGAGACAAAGTATTCGCAATACTTGCCACAGATATCTTATCAAGTATCTTATCAGCAAGATCAATGATTTCGGTAAAATCAATCTTACTAAGTTCTATTACTTGCCCAGGAGTTTGAGCAATTTCCAGAATGTAAGGATTTCCATCACCGACAAACCTACTTAAAAATTCTTTTCTATAATTCTGTAGATACCATATCTGGCATCTATTCAGAATTGTTTGTAGAATACCAAGATCAGTTTCTGCAATAAGTACAATGAATGAGTTCTTTAGTGGCTCTTCCAGAAATTTAAGAATAGTATTTTCTTCTTTAACGGAAATTTCGTTGATTCTGATTACATACAGATAAGGCTCTACCCGATTATACAGTTCCTCAATTGTTTCTAAATCAAGTTGATCAGTTAAATCAACTGTTGATAGATTAAACTTACTTGAAATGTAATCACAGATCATGTGCTTTCCGGATCCCCTTGCACCAACCAGCATCAATGATCTTGGAAAATCGTCAATTGTGGAACTATCTATAAATCCACAAATCTTTTCTTGACCAGTGACCACAATTGCCTCCTTATGCACATCTTGTTATCTGTAATAGTAGTATCTCAATAGTAGATCTAGGGCTATTGTCGTTCTTCAGCATATTCTTCAAAACAAGAAGTTTATCAATAACATAACTGTAATACTTTGAAGCATTATCAAAGTTTGTGGCTCCACGAAGCTTATCTTCCATACTTGATGGAATCCTCGTTGCATCACAAGAATTGAATAGTGAATACTTTGTAACATCCATACAGAAATTCAGGAACTGATCAACAAAGAGTTTCAAGTCGTTTCCATCGTCATAGAAATCAGAGATAAGTTTTAGAACTGGTGCTTCTGATCCGTCAATCATGTAGTTGATCAGATCAAAGAATGTGTCATATGAATAGTTGCCTAAACTAGTTAACACATTGTTGATATTGAGATCGGTGCTATAACCTGTACACTTATCAAGATAGCTGATGGCTGCTCTCATACCACCGTCACTGATTTTAGCAATGTAATCAATTGATTCTTCGAAATTTGTAAACCCTTCTTGTCTACAGATATACGCAAGCCTATCACGAATAACATTAACAGGAATTCTGTTGAATGTATACCTCTGAACTCTGTTTTTGATAGTTTCAGGAATCTTCTGAGGATCAGTTGTGCAGAAGATGAAGATTGTGTATGTTGGGGGCTCCTCAATACACTTTAAGAATGCTTGCCAAGCTTGAGAGGTCAAACTATGACACTCATCAATAATGTAGATCTTGTACTTACTATCAATACTTCTTTCCTGTGCGGAACGAATAATGTTCTTTACATTATCTACTCCATTGTTAGAAGCTGCATCAATTTCAATCGGGGATCCTACACCACCATTGATTTCATTTGCAAAAATTCTTGCACAAGTAGTCTTACCGCAGCCACTTGCTCCTTGAAACAAGTAGCTGTTCTTAAACTCACCTGTTGCAATCTGTCTTTCTAGAATTTTAACAATAGACGCCTGACTACAAACATCCTCAAACTGTCGAGGACGATATTTGACGCTCAATGCTTCAGCCATCTAGTCACCTCACTTCAATTCTTTAATCAACTTGATACCTTGTTGCGGAACCCATCCTTCCCAGATATCAAGCGTGTCAGTATCTGTAGCCAAATCATAACCGCAACCGCAGATACGAACCATCTTTCCAACAACTTTGGAAATTTCTGCTTTGTAATATTTGTGTTTTGGAATACTACCGTTGTTCCAGTTGTCTGCTAATGTAAAATCAGGGGGAGGATTTAAGATGTAATCCTCAAGAGCCATCAAGTAACACTTGTTAACTTGATAGGGGGATACCTCATTTTCAGACCCTTTAACAATATGTACTATAGTCATATCATCAGACAGAACAGGAACATTAGCAACCCTGCAGTTTTCTAACTGCTGTCGAATGATTGGATTCATCATGATTCAGAAATATATGTAGCAGCCATATCTGCAAGATGAAGCAGACAAGCAAGATGATACTTACTATAGATTCCAGTTGTATTGAGCTTCGGATTGTCATAGACGCTATGATGATTGACGATCGCACAGTGCTCCTCGGTGCTTAACGGAATAAATGTTTCTGTCATGTAAACTGAATTTACTCCATGAGCTCCGATTGTAAATACTTCGGAATCCTCTTTACGTTTGTAGCTGGGAACACTCTGCCAATCAAATTTACCCATCTCATCGTACTTTGATCCAGTAGGAGAATACACCTTAACATTTCTAAAGGTTTTCTCATACTTATTCATCTTGTCGAAGTCGTGAAACAGAGAAACAATTTTCAATGTATCCTCCGCATACTCAGGTTGAATTGCAACTTGTGTTGCATCCTCTGCGAGTTTACAGATCCAATCATAAACATTCAAACAATGCGCACACAAACCGCCTCTGAATGCATTATGATAGATTGCACTTGCGGGAGCTTCAAAGAAGTCAGAGCCATTAAGTTGCGCCACTAATCGTTCCTTGTCAACACCCTCTCGAGTAATACTGTTAACAAGAGACAAAAATCGTTCCTTGTTTTCTTGAATCTGTTGTTCAGTTAATTCCGCCATGAGTCATCTCCTTAAAACAAAATAGAGCAGGGAACTTGTACTCCCTGCTCTGAAATAATTCTGCAAAGCAACGAGGATCTACTCGTTCTTCAATTGATATTTCTACATCAATATTATATTGTAAAGATCAAGATCAATCAACTTGATACGAAGACTCGCTTACTTGATTTTTCATATCTTGTAAACTTGCAAAATCTGTATCCAATCGTAGCCATCTAAATTGTAGCCTACGATACAGTTCGTTGTCAATCTTGTAAACATCACACTGCTCTCTCCAGGTTCTCAATGTGCTACAAGAACAGTTTACTTTGCGAACATTAAGATAAGTGTCATCTAAAGTAAATGTGAACGATGTTTCAATTGCTTTGATAAATTTAGTATCAGTTAACTCCTTAACTTCATACCCAAAACAAGTACTATAAGTTGAATCATTATCCTTTGTAAAAAGAATGAATGTTGACCCCGGAGTGATCCCCCACCGCTCAATCTCGAGCTGAATTTTTTCTTCCTCAATATTACGAAGCTCTTTGTTAAGATCTCTTTGACGAGAATACAGTTTCTCTAGATCAGTATCAATCTTTGCAAGCTCTTCAACGATAATTCTTGATCTATTCACTGTCACCCTCACTTAGCAATACTTTCATTTGTGAAAGAATATCCTCATAGATTTTTCTAGTTTTGTCACTAAGAATCATCTTCTCTCTATGATCATCATACCACTTGAAAATCTCCATAAGATTTCCCTCTTTCCAAGAGAATGTCCAGTGGTCAAGTATCATCTCAATGATGAATACATACGGCATATCAAGAGCTCTTGTACCATCATCATCATTAACAAGAACCCAATGTTGCCAGTGATGCGGATTTGCGTGTATATGAGCTAACCAGGCTCTATCAAATGCCTCTTTTACTTCAGGAGTCTTCTCTCCGTAGAAGTAATCCGCATACGCATCATATTCACAAGGAAGCTCATAATAATGTGAGGATTCTGGAATTCTTGTATATTTTGACTTATCGTGTTGAGTTAGAATCTCTTCCAGCTCGCCGTAGTAAGCTGTATCCTCAACAAAGTTATGTTCATCCAGTACATGTGGTAGATTTTCTTTGAACCACTCATAACCTTTTTGAATGTTACTGATGTGTTGAGTCAAATATGCCTCATACTCATCATGCTCTTCAACTGCTTCAAGCAAATCTTTATATTCTGTTAACAATTCTGTTCTCCTGTTTCTAGTGCAGATAACAACAGCTCGAACAGATATTCATCTATGATATAATAGTTGCGTTCATTCGGTCCGAAGTTAAATGCAAGAGCGTTGTAAGGTTTTCCCATGAATAGGGATTCCTTTTCGTTCTTCTCCAACCATTCCTTTTGAATAGAAATGGAAGCAGAAGCACTTGTTTTTGTTTTACACTCCAACAAGAATTTTTCTGTAAGAACATCACCTTTCTGGTAGAGGGTGGCTCCTGAGTTAAGAGTCCTATTTCCTCCTAACTTAGAAGCCACTTTATTTTCTTGTTGCTTACTATAATGTCTTGTTGGTTGAGTTTTATCTTCTCTGTGTCTACGCTGAGGCATGATCAATCCTCAACAGGAGGCTTGCTATCGCCCTCTTTCTCGCAAGACGCCTCCTCAGCTGTAATGGCAGCAAGCTCACGAGCATCCAGAAGACTACCGTACTTATTCGCAGTAGCGCAAATATGTCTATTCAACATTGCAATGTACTCATTTTGGAATTCAACATGACTGTTCAGGAAGTCACGAAGTTTCTGTTTACCAACAAACTTCATAACACTTCCATCATCATAAGTATATGCTTCCCCTGTTTCTAGATTCATCAAGATGTAGCTCATTGAATTAGGTCTACTGATAAAATCATACTTGATAGCAACTTCTAGTAAATCAAAAGCCCAATCCAATCCTGAATCATAACGGAAAGTCATGAAACCACCGCCACGCTGTGTAGAAGCGGTCTTATTCTTTGTTGTTGCAAATGTTAAACGGAAACCGTCTGCGTTCTCACCATCACGAGCATCAACCTTGTCACCTTGAGTGAATGTTCTTGTGCCGAAACGAAGCTTAACAGAAGCATAGTACTTAGGTGCATGACCACCAGGCTCATCATAGATGGGTGCACCAGTAAAGGTTGTTCCAACAGTACGAACCTGATTAATCAACAGTAAAATATTCTTTTTAGCGGCAAGAGGATCAAGCATCTTACGAATAAACTTTGCAAGAGGCTTTGCAATGCCGCCAGACATACCGTTGTCTTTTTCAATATCTGTATCGTAGTCTCTTGAAGAAACGAGAGCTGCAATAGAGTCAAGGACAATCATTCCGATATCATCCGAGTCCTGAAACTCGATAATAGCATCCATGATCTGTTCTCCAGACATCCCTTCAGGATTAACATACAACAGCTTTGTAAGATCCAGCCCGGTCATAGCAGCTTGGAACTCTTTATCAAGAGCGTGTTCCACGTCAACAAAAACACAAGTCTTATCAGGATTAGCTCTTTGATAAGCGGCTAAGTAAGTACAAGCACCAGTTGTCTTACCACTATGCTCTTTACCCGATACTGTTACAATTCTTCCGTAAGGTAAACCACCATACAGAGGAAAATCAGCACCCAGATCATTACAAGCAAGTCGCTCATAAGATGGCATCACATCTGCAGTAAGAGCAAGTTTTTCATTCTTATAAGCTCTATTCAGCTTTTTTGCAATTTCTAGAACTGAACTCATTCTATTCTCCTAATCAACCATCAACGTTAGTAAGTTTTGCCTCTGATAAACGAGACATGAGAACTGTCTTCAGAGAGTCAACCACTCTATGCACTTCGTCAAGTTTTGTTTTGAACATTGATGCAGCCAGAGAGTAGATCTCGTCTGCAAGAATTTCTGCAGACGTATTGATGATTGCAGTGTTCTCTTTGACACCACCGGTGCCACTAGTTTCATTGTAGTTTCTTGCGTAAGCTTCCTTGCGTAGGGTTTCAGCAAGAGCAGCTTTGAAAATTGACTTCTCCTTAATCTCACTAAAGGAATAAGATCTTAGAGACAATCTCAAGATAAGATCTCGAATAGCGTCATTGGAAAGTTTTTCAACATCATTGTAAGCACTTTCCATCATTCTATTCAAATCTCCTGTAAACTCCTCGTTCAAGGAATTTGCAACTTCAATCAACTCAGAATATGTCATATCGACATTATCCAAAGCTACAGAAACATTATTTTTCAAGTTACCATCCCTCCGGTAAATCTAACAGAACAGAATAATCAGAATCCATGAACACACGCTTCTTTGTTGAAGGAATATCAAGAAACTCGTATTCCTCAGAATCTAGTGTCCGAATATTGACTGATTTCTTTCCGTCTTGTTTCATCTTTTCAATTGTTGTTAAAGGAACATATATGACTCTATCTTTCTCTGTGTACCATATAACAACACCCATTCTAACACCTTGAGCACCTCTATATTGCATCATTGTTTGATACTGAGTGAAATTTGTTATTGGAAACGTATTACCGCTTGTGCTCTTTACTTCCAGAATAAAGAGATAGGGATAAACATAACATACAAAGTCACATAAATTTCGAGATCCAAGATTTCCTGAAGTCTGATCAGGTAGTCTATAAACAAAACTACCTGTCAGCTTCCGAAAGTCTTCACGAAATTTTCCTTCGAACTGTTTTCCTCTGTTAACTGACAAATCAGTTTAGAATGCACTCAGGAATAACATTCTTGACATTGCCTCTGGAAAGAACAACAGCCTGACCATCACCAAAGTGGATAGTGACATACTGCTCAGTACAAGTCTCAAGAGTCTGCTTAAGATCGTTTAGATCTAACAGAGCACTGTAATTGTTTTCCATGTCACAAGTAGTATTGGTGTAATACACCTCTTCCTTGTTTTCCTTCTTAGCGTCATAAACTACAACGCTATCCTTCTTGAACTCAAAGACGCTATAAGGCTTAATAACATCCTTTGCACTGTTTGCAGAACTAAACAGTAACAGACGACTGATAGTCTGAATAAGTGCTTCACGATTGATATTTACTGAATAAGGATATCCTGCATTTGCACGACCTCTAACTGCATTAACAGGAAATGATCTCAGCATAGTATCATCACAAGACAAGATTGCAGTTATGATGATGTCTGAAGTTGCAAATCTCACCTTTGTCTGAATAATATCAGAACTAATAGCATCATATCCGAGAGTAAACTGAACCTTTTCACCTTTGAAAAGCTTGAAGAGCTTAACAAGACGATCGTTAAGAAGAAGCTTTACCGGCTGAGCCAAACTGAAACTATTTACACAAGCACCAGTAGTAAATGTAACTGCTCCGGACTCGTCTAGATAATAAAGTTTCTGAATGGGCTTGGAAATGATACCCTGAGACAGCTGCTTACTGTTGAACTGTAACATACTTAGAAGCACAGAGCTGTCAATTTCAAAATTAACAGTAGGATTGTCAATCATGATTTCAGGTAATTCCAACAACGCATCACCATCAAAGATGAGGGGGAGCTTGTAAGTTCCGTTACCTTTCAATACAAGTGCAGAGTCCACAATGTTCATCTCAATAGTGTCAGTGGTAATCTGAGAAACCAACTTCAAGAACAGATTGGCATTAACAGTTGCATGAAAATCAATCTCTTCATTCATTGGAATCTTTACCTGAGCAAAGTACTCACGATTGGTAACACTGATATACAAATCTTTATCAACAGTTTTGAGCTGTAGAGTTTCAGTGAGTACAGACAGTGCGTTTGAATCCACAGCAGCAAGAATCTTGCTACAAGAATTCTGAAGTTCTTCGATTCTACAAATCATCTACGATTTTCCTTTCAGATTTATGTACACTTTGATTATATATTTAAGAAGTCACTCAATCAACTTAGAATAGATCAACTTTAGCTACAGCTGAAGCCGATTCCTTTTTTCTTGATTTATATGGAGCAACTTTTTCCTTCATGTATTCTACCCGAGGTAGGCTAACTGAATCTTGATACCAGTGAACGTTACACATCTTGAGGTTTTCTTTTTCTACATTCTCAAGAATGTATTGATCTACTTCATCAAACTTAACAGGAGGATAAACATATCTTCCTTTACCGTCTCCTGCATGAGTCGATGTATTTGAGCTCGGCTTAGTGATTACAATTGTTGGAGCAACATACGCATTGTAGTATCTACGAATCAATCTTGCAAAATAAACATCTTCAGGAGTGCCAAGTTTAACATCACATCGCTGATCAATGAACACAGGCTGATCATAGTACTTTCTAAAATTCTTCATGATTAGTCCATGCATCCAGTTATAACTCTTGTTGTTAAGAGCAGGAATCAATTGAACATGTGTCATGTAATCTTCACGCTGTTTTGCAACAATTCTATCCTGAGATACCCACAACCCGAGAGTTGAAAAAATAACATCAATATGATTCAGTTTATCCGCCTTCAAAGCTTCAACAATAGTTACAGTATCATTGATAGTTGGAGTAGAAACTTTCTCATTTGCATCTAACCACAACGCGTAATCGTAATCTGATTCATAGAACCACTTCAACAAACCGTTACGAGCGTTTGTAAATCCAACACGATCAGGCTGATGTCCAACATAGATAAACCGATCATCATAATCAGTTTCTTGAAAGGCTTGATCATAAATTGCAATCGCATCCAGATTCAGATGTTTATAGTTGTGCTCAATGGCTTCATTGTTTGCATCTCTGTTGTTATCCAGCATGAGACAAGGAATAAGACCAACAATCTTTGCCATAGTTACCTCTCAATCAATCATTCCAACCAGGATAAGGAATAAACTTGAACGCACCTGTTAACTCTCCATCAATGTTGATAATCTGACCAGTCATAACAGTGTTCTTAACAAGTAGAAAGAAGATCCATTCAGCAATCTCCTCTACTGTTGCAAGTTTTTTGAGAACACTTAGATTTGCAATCTCTTCCATCAACTCAGGCTGTGCATACAATTCAGGTTCTAGTGAAGTTCCTTGAATACCTCTTTCAGGATCTGCAGCAACAATACCATCTAGATTCAAAGAATTAACAATAACATGTCGAGGATCCTTGCCAAAGTTGTTCGCAGCCCATTTTGTTAATGCATCTCGACCACCTTGTGAAGCACAGTACCGAATGTTATCATAGCCCTTTGTAGATGCTGTACTACCGATTTGAACAATACTCTTTAATTCAGGATCATTTCCATACTTTTCAAGAACATTGATGTAGCCATACAGATTAACAAAGATTGCATATTTCTGCGGAGTTACAATTCCTGCGTTATTTACAAGATAATTGATTCCATCCACATCAGGAAGAGACTTTGCATCACTAACATCAGAAATGTAGTGAGTATAATTTTCATGAATGAGTGAAGGCTCCTTTACATCGAGTCCTACAACCTCATATCCTTCATCAAGAAACTTAACCGCTGCAGCTCTTCCAACGCCACAGCTTGTTCCAGTTATCAAAACTTTCATACCAGCACCTCACCAAAGATCAACTTTAGTTTTAATTACAGCAGGAGCCATTTCACGAATCTTACTCATCCAATTCTCGGTATCCTGAATGTTGAAAACTGCTCTTGCATAACAGTTAGTAGCCAGAGCATTACCAGGATCAAATCGAACAGTTCCTAAGCCGTCAAAAATCAAAGTTTTCCTCTTTGTTTCCCAGGTTCCAAAAAACTTATCTGCCCCTTCAGGAGCATCCTCAGCTGCGCTCAACTTCAAGGTGTCAATTTCATCACCATGAATCAAAAGAACACTTGTATCATTATCCTTGTGAACATGATACTCCTCACCATCAAGAGTGAACTTAACAGTATCTGCATCCATGAATTCATAATTCAATTCATAAGGATCAAGTGTAAATCCACGCTCATGAATAATGTCTTCAACAGATTTCTGATAAGCAGCAGACTTCTCTGAATAGTGGTTACCTCTGAGCATTTCTTTTTGAATGTCACTAACATAGATTGTCTTGTCATCAATACTGATCATTCCATAAGCAGCTCTTTTCAGATAAGATGTTGCGTCTGTTGAATAAACATCAATGTGTTCAAGAACAGATTTAACACCGACACCGAATGCATGAGTCTTAACATTCGGATTACTACTGTTTGCAATGATCTTCATTGCATCTTGACCCCAGTTAATTCTGACTTTACGTGTTCCTTCCAAGGAGATAGCCAAACCAATGTAATCTAGCTTGCTACCATCAGGATGAACGTATTCCAAGAATCTTTCAAGGTGCTTCCATTCCTCACCATAGTGGAATACAGGAATCAACTTATGCCGGATTTCAGGATTAAGTCTTTCCCACATATAAAGATAGTTTTCCCAGGTCTTATCACCGTATGTAGGATCAACATTTTCGGGATCAGGAACAGAGTCAACACCAACAAAACAATCAAGACCATCTCCCCATTCATTGAGGAACTCAAGATAAGTATCAGTGTACTCAATGATATCCTGATCAGTTAGAGTCAATCCCTTTTTCTTCATTTGCTGGAAATGTGTAAAAGCACCGCTGTCACACATGATTCTAGCTGTATACTCAGGATGCTCTCTCTTGTATGTAACAGTTTCCATGATCAGTTTCTTTTCGTGATACACAGAAAACAACTGATCAATATTCAGGTCACGCTTTAACTGTGGATCATAAGCTCCTGAATAGTAGTAGACTTGACAACTCATCAAGACCTCCTTGTTATTTTCTAGTTAACAACATTGTAATATAAGAACTACAATTATTCAACTTAAACTAGTGACTGTGTCAATGTGAAAGTACGTGAATTCAAGAATACACACTCTTTATCGCGAAATAACTTCTGTAAGCAGTTAATCATGAATTCTTGATTTTCTTTCGGTATTTCCACACCAAGATCATATGTACGAATAATTTTACGACTCACTGAAGAAAAGCTAAGTACATCGTAACCTGATGATTCAAGAACACGCTCATTAACAGGCTTGATAGAACCATCAAGTAATCTAAGCACATATGAATATATACCTGCATGTGCGGGGTCATGATTACAAATAACTGTGTACATTCCTTTCGGTGTTACAAGAATATTTTTTACAGATTCATCAGGAATCATATTCAAAAATTTTTCAAGATAATCTTCATCAATAGAATAAACTTTTATCATTTTCTCTCCAGAAAATAGGAAGAATTTTTATTAAAAATAGGCGCAACTATCTCAATGAGATAAGTTATACCTCAGATAGTTGCGCCTGTTATATCATTTGTGCTTAAGTGTTACAATCAGATAGTACAAATTTACAAATACAAGCACACCGTTGAGAAGTATCATTCCCGCACCTAACGGTCCTAGAAGGATACCGTAGATTACTGAAACAATACTACCGATCAGATTAACTGATCTCATCAGGATGTTTCCTCTCTTTGTCGATGAATTGAAACACATTGACACAAGAACAATGATACTTGCAACTAATCCAATGATTGAAACAGGATCTGTTAGTAAAGTGTCAAAGTATTCTGTCATACCTGATTATCTCACCTCGTTTACATTGGATCTAAGTAATCCAGTACCATAAGTATCAATGTACTCTTGACCAACAGCTTCTGCTCTCCAACGAGTTACCACTCTATATCCAAACGGACTGAAAACAATTTCCATGAATAATTCAACAAGTGCGCCCAGGGCTGCACAAGTTGTTACACTCAACAGCGTCCATGTTGGATCTTGGAAAAGAACAATGAATAGTAAAAAGTTAAAGATCCAATTATCAACAAACTGACCAATCATTGTTGATATGTAAGCTCTTGTTACATACTCAGCTCTTGGAGTGTTCTTGTTCTTGAACAAGTTACCGATGGTCCAATTCATTGTGTTGTTAGCAACTGCAGAAACAATGAATGCAACACTACTTGCCAACAAAACTTGCCAGGATCCAGCAAACAGAGAATTAACAGCTTCATTAGCAATGTTAAATCCTTCTTCTGTTGCATAATTCCATGCAGGTGACCAAGCTCCGCCACCAATATTGATCATTGATGCAACTCCAAAAATACCGCAAACCAGTAGGTTTACAGCAAGTCCTACAAGAGACATTTTTGTTGCTGCTCGAGGTCCGAAATGCTGTGCCGTTAGATCCATTGCCATAAAAATGAGCCATGCACAGAGGATACCTCCATCAATGTCAATCCAATCTGTTGACACAATAGTCTTGTTTGCCAATGTATTCATCAACACTACAGCCAAACAAAAAGCTGCAAGCAGTAGCGCCGGAATATTCTTTAACAAACTTTTGTATTCAGTTACTTCATCCTTGATCCAATTCTTTAGTCTAGTCATATTTGATCTCCTTAGTTTGAATTTATATTTTTATCAAGGGCGAGGGATTGTAGGATCGAACACCGCCCTTATTTATAAGTATTTATACAACAGTTATCACAACTTCATTGTAAGAAGCCCTTCAAGCTGTTCATATGTTAGTTCTTCATTGTCTGCCAGAAATTGCTGTTTAACTGATTCAGGATCTGCTCCTTGTGCAATCTTATCAGCAAATTTCTCTTGCAGTTTGGCAGCAACTTCGTCTTCATACCAATAACGAGTTATAGTGGCATCGCACTTCATTGGGCAAGCTACATCCTCAGCTACAGATTCAATCATAACTTGCGACAATCTTTCACCACAAGCTTCTGCGTATTCTTCAGGACACTCTCCAATCAATTCATCATGAACACAGATAAGCATTTTGAATCCCATACGCCTCAATTCCGGATCGGAATGAACTTTATTCATCGCAATTTTCGTGATTGTTGCAGCACCACCTTGAATACGGGCATTGACACATTGTCTTTCAGCTTGAGCTATGAATCCACCGTTTTCATGAATTTCGATGCCCTTTGCAAGAGCTTCAGACTTTAACTTTTCCATCTCTTTCCTACCGCGAGTAGCAAGAGCTTTCTCTTTATAGATGTCAATATCTGATTGCGTGCTTGCACTATATTTGCCAGTTGATCCAAGTAACGGATTGAAATCAGACGGTACAACAACTCTATCCTTGTCTGAATACCGAACCTCCACAGGAGGTCGTAAAATATCAGGAAGTCTACGTCTACGACCCCAATGATCTTCAACATAGCCGTTGATCTTTGCATCCGCTTGCGTCTTATCAATCCACTTCTTAACTGCGGGATACCCCTTGAAGAAAGTATCAATAATCTTTTGAGCTTCTTGAATTGGCTGATTGATCTGTTCAGCAATTGATGCGGCACCACGACCATACATCAGTCCCAACAGGATACTCTTACAATTTGAACGACGCTTCTTTCCTTCGGGATTTGGAGAACCATCCTCGTAGTGTTCCATGTTATCCCAGTAGCCGTTGTTGTACACCTTTGTAGCAATTGTTGCATAAAGGTCTTGTTTATTTCTGTAAGCAGTGATCATTGCTTGATCTCCTGCCATTGAACACAGCAATCTCGGTTCCTGCTGGGAAAAGTCGCTGCCGACCAATACTTTTCCCTCACCCGCTCTAAACAGCATACGAATGTCCTTCAAGTGAGAAGGAATGTTCTGCAAGTTGGGATCACTTGAACTGAATCGACCGGTGTCAGCACCAATCTGATTAAAATGTGCATGAAGTCTACCAGTTTCCGGAATGACACATTGAGGAAGTTTATCAACATATGTACCAATTATCTTTTCTAAGCCACGCTTTTCCAAGATTAGTTTAACAATGGGATAATCCATCTTCAACAAGATGTCTTCACCAGTTCCTCGAGGACTCTTCTTATCAACCACAGGATGCTTCAAAACATCATAGAAGAATATAGCTAACTGTGTCGGGCTTGTAACACTCATTGGATCAGAGAGCTGTTCGTTCTTTGACTTGGTCCATGTCTCTTCACCCTTCTTGTTAAGCTTCTTTTCCTTATGATTTGCCTCTGGAGTCTTTCTCCATTCTGCAATTATCTGATCATACTGATGTAATGTCTCTTCAATCTGTTTGTCAATTGCATCAAGTTTCTTGTGATACTTTGCACTTAACCGCTCACCGTATTCTTTATCAATCTCAATACCTGCAAGTTCCATATCTGCACAAACACGAACAATCGGCATCTCAATATTCTTAAAGAGATTGTACATTCGTTCGTAACCTGGCTGAGCAAATTGAGATTTCTGCCACTCATACAACTTATAAGTCATAAAAGCGTCAGTAGCTGCATATAATGCAAAAAGTTCAGGAGAAACTTTTGCATACTCAATTCCTTCAAAAAGTTTCTCAATAGAATACTTCTCAATAGAAGGGTCAATCTTACTGATATACTGTTGCTTCAAGTTTGCTCGTTCATTTTCATCAAGAATACGAGAAGCAATCATTGTATCCCAGAAGATTTCAAGTTCATTACCACATGTACACTTGATAACCTCAAAGTCGAACTTACCATTGTGCATAATAATCTGAACATCAGTAAGTCGTTCAAGCTGTCTTCGGATCTGCTCCTCAGTAACCTGATTCGGAAGCAACTCACCAGTATGAATGTTTTCATGATTAACAGGAATATAAGCGTTCTTCATTCCTGGGGTATACAAACAGAGTCCCATTATCTTACATGTAAGAGGAACAAGACTATTATTTGTTTCAGTATCAACTGCAATAACTGAATTCAGAATTGCTTTATCAATATATTCAGCTAATTCCTCCTCAGTCCTCAGAACAACAGTTTGATCTTTGTAAACACCCAAGATTCGGTATACTTCAGCCTCAATCATTGCAAGTTTTTCAGCTGTTGTAACTTTGTTTGAGGATCTAACAACCCTCTCAGTTGTTGTAGTTACCTTCTTAGGTTTTGATACTTTATCAATAACTTTCTTCTGTTGCTTTGGAGGAGGGGTGAAAGTAAATTCTTCACCCCATAGAGAATCTGCCATATTCTCTTACCTCACAAAATCTTAGTAACGACGAGGTCTCTCAAATCCGCCAGGGGCAGAAGTCGGAGCTGCCTCCCACGGCATACGCTGAACAGGGGCTTCCTGTGCAGAAGCAGTCATAGGGGCAGGAGCATACTGGGGCTGTGCAATAGGGGCGGGTTGAGTGTATGCTACAGGCTGCTGAGGAACAACAGGGGCTGCATACTGCTGAGGAGGGACCTGAGTTGCATCCGCATAAGTTGCAGGAGCAGTTGCATACTGCTGAGGAACAACAGGTGCTACTGGAGCTGTCTGAGCTTGAGGAGCTGCATTAGTAGCCTGACGAGCAGGGAACTCACCTGTTGCTAAGAAATGATTCATTTCGTCTGCAGTTCTATCCATTACAACAGTACCGAATGCTTCAAAATCTCCAAACAGATTGGTTTCTTTAACATAGATCTCATCTTTGTAAACAGCTTTACTCAGATTGGGAACAATCTCGTAAGTAGTTTGCATATCTCCTGCCTTGCCATGACGAATAATCTTACAGATAACATCAGACAAAGGACCATAGTTATCTAGATAAGACTTCAAAGTCTTTGCATAAGCTGTTGAACGCTCCCACATCATTGCCTTCGGAACAACTTTCACAACTCCGGTAGTAGGGTCAGTAACCTTATCATACTGAATCAGCTTGATAAAGAATCTGTTATTGATTCTTGCTCCGCTCTTACACAGAGGACAGTTATCCAGAGGCTCGCGAGGATCCCGAATACAGTTGACCTTACGATAGCGAGATCCAATCTGAACTTCGTGACAGGTCAGAATCTCAAAATCATCAGTACTGTCGCACATGAAACGAACAACAGCCTCGTCATTGTCGTTCTTCAATGTGAAGAAACCAACATCAGAACCAGGAGCACCATTTCCTTGAGCCTGAGCTTCAATTTCATCTACATTGTTGAAATTAACTTTTGCCATTATCATTCTCCTTAGTTGGTAGTTTATGCAACCATATTATATTTAAGCTGATCGGAATGATCAACTTTGATTGTAGTAATAATCAATTTCTTCTTTTGTTAAATCATTAACATCTTTTCCAGCGGGAAGTTTAACTTCAGTTATAAATACATCTTTTGGCATATTTTTACGGAATCTCATTGCACCCTTTGCTCCCGCTTCATCACCGTCAAAAAACAGAACATAATTTCTTATCCCACATTTACGCAATGTTTCGTACTGCTTCTCACTTCCCGTGCCGAAGAGACCTATAGATGGATAATTGAATGTTCTGAGATATAGGGCATTAAGTTGACTTTCACAAACAAAAGCAGTATCTGATCCTCTCTCAAGAAGATCATATAACAAATAAACTGGTTTATCAACATCAGCTGGAATCCAGAATCTCTTAGTTTTTGTGCTACGAGCAGTAACCATAACTAGTCGATGTTTCTCATCATATACTGGAAATGTTATTGCATCTCTTGTTTTATCATACCCAACACGAAATCTATCAACAACTTCCTTTGTTAACTTTCTCGTCCACATGTATGGATGATAGTAATCAAAAGCTGTTAAACAACTTTCATCAAGAAACTTCCTAACTTCTGGTCTTGGTTGATCTACAGTTATTTCAGGAAGAACTACCTCTTGTTGAACAAGAACATCGCCGTACCTTTCAACAAGCCATTCCTCACCGAATTGTAAGGACTCATCAAACAGATCAGCAATTAGCTGAGGAAATGGAGCATCATACCCACAAGACCAACAATGAGCAAATCCAACTTCAAGATCACCTTCAGGATTTATCAAAACATTACAACTAGCGTGCCGTTCTTTGCCTCCCTTGTGACAAGGGCAGCTTATGAGAATGTTGTCACCCTTCGGTCGTGTAATCTCTCTTAGTTTGCCATTCGTGAGCTCTCTCTGAACCTGATACAGAATATACTCGATAGGTTCAGTTATCATTTTATTCCGTATCTTGATGTGCATTAAAACGGATTTCCTCCATCATAAGTGGGTTCAAACTCTTGTCTCAATTCCTCACAAGAAGATCCTTCCAGAGCGTCATCCTCATTCGGGATAAACTGAAATACACCCTTATCAAGATCAATCGCGTATTTCAATTTCACTCCAGCTCCGTTGTCTCTAGATTTTGCAAGATGCATTGTTAAAACATGATTTTTCTGTTCAAGAAATACAACAACAGTACTATCCTGACCGATTCTATCAGCTTGAGCAATGTGAGAAACATCAATAACTGAATTCTCATCAACCATATTTCTATTCTGCTGAGACACAGTAATAATTGGAATGCGTTTCAAAACTTGTAGATTTTTTAAGTCTTTTGAAATGTTAGCTGCTCGTGTTACTGGATCTTTTGCTCTTCTTTGATCTTCCATCAGAGAATGCTGATCAATAAACAGGATATCAAGTTGTTCCTTCTCAATAAACGCCTCAAGATCCATAACAGTTGCAGAGTGTTTTATCATCTTAGGGGTAATAACTTTGATACACCCAGAAAATCTTGATTCCATTGAATCTAAGAATGCTTTATAGTTGTTCATCAACTCTGCATTACCGTGGATGATTCCGCTGTTTGAGATGTGCCCCGCAAGAGTATCAAATCTGTATCCAACCTTGATTTCGCTCATCTCACCAGAGTAGAGACCGCACCGTAATCCTTGTTCTGCAGCAGCCATTGCACATCTAAGAAGCACCCAGGACTTACCCACACCGGGACGAGCTACAATTGTTGCATATTCTTCAAGTCTATCCCAACCACCGATCAATTCATCCAGTTCATTAAAACCAGTCTTGACATAGTACTTTGAAAAATCCTGTGTTCTCTCTAAATATGCATCATAACGTGAGGTATCGCGAATGATATCGACACAATCAATGTGAGTTGAGGATAATACATCTTGAGAAGATGTTGTAAAGAGCGCCATTGCTCCCTCAATGTCACCGGAATTGATTCTATCACGAACGCCGTTAAATACACGAGCTAGTGTTCTCTTGTTTCTATCACGATAAAGTTCATCAATAAGATAGTTTGGATTCTCTCTAACTTCAATCCAATCAAAATCAACGAACTTGCTTGCAAATGTTAGTCTATCAGGAACTTGCCCATACTGACTCATATGGTCACGAATGAAACTGTATTCCTCAACATAATCTGAAAAGAAAGTATCGTCAACATTGTTAACTTTAAGTAGAGATGCATCTCCAGTTTGAAGTAAGTAATTGAGTAGCTGTAACTGTACCATCTGTTATACTGCTCCTCTCTTATCACTTCCAAACAACTCAATATCTACTGATAAGTTCATGATTCTACTGTACAGCCTATCTCCAACCTTCTCACGAAGCTCAAGCCCTGTAAGATTAGATGTATAGATATTTGATTTGTTCATATCAATCCGTGTATTTATCAGATTCAATATCTGTTCATGTTCCCATGTAGTTAATGCTTTTGTTCCAACTTCATCAAAAACAACAAGATCTGCTGTAAATATATTTTTCTTTACATGTTGAATGTAGTCATTTGTTTCGCTGATGCTATCTTTCAACGCAAGAATAAATCGAGGAACATTGATAAACAGAACTTTACATTTGAGATCAGACTTGAACCAAATCTTCCCGATGTAGCTCTGTAGCAATCGTAATGCCCACGCTGTTTTACCGTTACCACATGTTGTAGAGTGTAGATAAAGATTGTTTCCGCCACCAACAAATTTCTCGATATTTACCTCAATTGACTTCAATTTGTTGAATGCTTCACAATCTGTTCCATCTTCATCGATCCTTAGAGGAACATGTTGACGTTGTTTCATTGACATCAAAGACTCTTCATACAAATAGTTCATCCGAAACAATCTTGGACAATAGATGTTTTGAGTCTTACATTCTGCTTCAGGATTATTCTGATACTTCCAACAAGTGGATCTAAGATAACATTCATCACTTAATTGAATTCCTGACACTGCGCCTCCTCCCTGCCTCAGAATACTTCATTGCTAAGTCGTTTTCTAACGGGTGTAGCTGGCTGAACATTTGAACCCTTGTTAGGCGGCTGTGTCAGTTTTAACGAAGTAAAAGTATATCCGACCTTGTAATCTTTGTTATATGTGTTGATTGCCCAAGTAATATCTCTATATGCATTGATGGATGCAATTTCAAGTACTTTTAGAGCAATATCCAGATTTCTTCCTGAAAATTCATCAATCCGTGCCTGTGCAGCTACGACAGCTTGTTTTGTCATAAATCCATCTTTTTCGTATACTGCATCAATCCAGGAAAAGTATGCGTTCCGCAATTCAGGATTTACTGTAACAATATTCTGTTTCAATGTGTCCTTGATTGCTTCAGCCTTACTTCTCTTCGGTTTAGGTTTTGACAGAGAGGATATATCTCTTATCAATTCTTCATCAGGAGACATCAGAATGCTTGTTAGCACTGTGATGTTGAGAAGAATAGTATCGGCATTATCTGTAGACCTTTCAAGAACACCGATCTTGATAAGATTATTCTCAATCTCTTTCTGTTCTTTTTCAGAGATTGTTGTTCTTTTTGTAATGTATTCCCGATCAATTGTGAAAAAATTCTTTTCTGTTTTTTCTTTACGAATGGCCTTCTCATTGATGTCCATAATCTGACTCAAATAGATGGCAGAGTTCAAGCCAATAATATGTGCCAACTTCACATTAAAATGCACATAATTTGACATACTTAACAGATCAATCAGCATCAGCGACCCTCTTTAAGTAATTTGATAAATGCATCGTTCTGTAATCTTTCCAGAACAGTTTGAATTTTTGCTTTGATTGTTGGCTGTTTCAACTTACGAAAATATTCCATTCCGTACTCAGCCTCTTCATATGAGAAATGATATTTATCCGCAAAATACTGAACATAATCATCTTCAATATTTGACATAAATCTTGTTAGTTTTCTTAAACTAAACACTACTTGACTTCCAAGTTCCTTTGAAGTTTTAATATCAAAAACTTCTTGTGTCTGAATAGCGTCTAACACAACAGCTGCGAAATAATCTTTCTTTGTGAAAAGATACTTTATGTAATCCTCAATTGCCCATTTCTCAATATCCTCATCTAAATTTTCTGAACTTTCTGGTTCACTAATGGTTGTACCGAACAACTCAGATAGCTCATCCAAACTAAGCAGTCCAAAATTATCTTTTCGTTTCTTTCTGTTGATAAACTGATAATATGTTAATCTTGCACACTTCATACATCGGTTTATAACCTTATCTGGGCCATTTGGATCACGATATATCGAGCTATCTTTCTTTTCCCAGCTCTTTGAAGTTAAACAACAGTAAACAGAATCTTCAAGCCACTCATAACAATCTTCTGGTGAAGCAACGTTACTACTCATGTAATGATACTTTGCAATCAGATTCCAGTAACGATACATTATAGCACTAAAATATGAATCTTGAAGATTTTTATTACCTTCACTCTCAACATATTTTATGCATAGTTCATTCTTCGATAAATTTTGCCAACCATCAATTAGATCGGCGCATTGTCTAAACGCTTCTTTGTAATCGTCGAGCATCACTCCCCCTTAACCGTTTACTAGTTACTATTATTATAAGATAGGAGTAAGATAACATCAACTATAAAAAGAAACCGCTCAATTGAATGAGCGGTTTCATAACATATTTACATATTGAACTCACTCTTTACTACCACAATGATATAGTAGAAAATGAGTTTTATCAACTAGATAAATTCTTCGATGTACTTCCTCAAGCTATTGATGCCTTTTTCTGTTATCTTTTCATCAACAATGTAATCAGAAAGTGCTTCCTTATCATTAACAAGCTCCCATACCCGTTCATCGATCGTATCACGAGCAATAAGATTGTAGATGAATACTGAGTCCTTTGTACCAATACGATAAATTCTATCGCTTGCTTGACCAACATCCGCCGCAGTCCACGGAGTATCAATAAAGATCATGTAACTAGCTGCTGTAAGGGTGATTCCTGTTCCGCATTTCTGCCAAGTTCCAACAAATACTTTCGTGTTTGGATCAGTTTGTAATGCGTTCTTCGCGTAATCAATCTCCTCATCCGATTGGTCACCTGTTCCGATAACAACACCGTAAGGCTGTAGTATACGTGCAATCTCATAGACAGTTTCTTTGAATGTTGAGAATATAACAACTTTCTCACCACTGTCTACAATCTGCTCCGCTAAGTCTACTGCTCGTTCAATCTTTGAAGATGGAATGTTATCAGTTGTAAGGATACTCGGAAAAGCTGTAGCTTGTCTCAATCTTGCAACCATGGCCAACATATTTGTTGTAGTGAGCTTAACTTTCATCTGATTAAGCTCTTGAGCAATTCCCTCTTTAACATTATTATAGAATATAGACTGTGAATCACACATATCTACATATTCTGGAATAAATGTTTTCGGAGGAAGATTCAAAATATCTTTTGTTCTTCTCAAAGAGTATCGTTTGATTTGATCTTGGAGAATATGAACATTCTTGAATCCAAGCAACATGTTGCCAAACGGACCACCGTAGTTACAGTAATAATACTTGAAGTTAGTATAAGTTGCTCTTTCGGCTCCAATCCACTTCAACGGAGCATAAGAATCAAGGGGATTGTTCAATAACAATGTTCCTGTTGCCCCTATCCGGTGCTTTGCTTTGTTTAACTTGAGTAGATGTTTTCCTTGCTGAGATGTATGGCTCTTTGCTTTGTGTATCTCATCAACAACAATCATATCAAACTTGTTATGTTTGTTCTTCAAAAGAGCATTGAGAATCTTCTCATCACGAAGAGTCTCAATATTTGTAATAACAAAGAACTCTTCAATTGGAGCTTTTAGTTGTGCTAACCGTTCCGGAATTCCATCAACAACAAGTTTACCTTTACGATTGATTCGTTGACCTAGAATTCTACAGCTGAGATCTGAATGTTTTTCAATCTCACTTTTCCAGTTAGTTTTTAGAGTGTTGATACCACAGATGATAAGACAATGTTCCAGCCCCTCACGCTCTTTTAGTTCCTTAGCAAGATATGTTAACTGTAAAGTCTTACCAAGGCCGGGAGCATCAAGAAGTAAGAAACAATCATGATTCAAACCATACTGAATACCTTCAAGCTGATAGTCAAACGGTTGCGTTTGATATTTAGATAACTCATAAACAGTGTCCTGAATATTTTTAACAGGAAGGGTTTCAACTGTTATATTATCTATCTTACAAGTTCTATCAAGGAACTCAGTAAGATTAGTTAACGGCATCTCCCATTCCTTAGTATCAGGATTGTAAACACATCCTTGAAGCATCTTCAGCTCTTCAACAATGAGCTTGTTAAAATCAAATGAAACAAACAGCGAAGTTATTCCAGGAACTTTCACTGTTTGTCTCTCTTGTATTCGTATCATTATTATTCCACAAACAATGTGTTAGTAGGCAGTGGAGAAGAATACTCTTCATCAATGTCTCCAACAACAGTATTATCCACAACAAATGTCATCTTTGCTCTTACTTGGAAAAGAGTGTTACATTTGTCACATGTATATGTTTCCACAGCATCAACCGATGTTCCATCATAGTCAAGAATCTTTCCGTAAACATCGCGAACAATATCAAATGGTTTACCAAAGAATGCATGAGGAACAAAAATTTCAGCTGGTAAATATTCTCTGCCGCACTTAGGGCACTGAATGATTTCAAATTTACGAGTTTTCATGTGAGTATCCTAAAATTATCAAAATAAAATACTGTACGACTTATAGATTATCGTACAGTATTATATACAAGTTGTAAGGGTGGAAATCAAGGATTCTACTAAAAATTATTTAGATTTCTCCACCATCAATTACATTGTAAATACTCAAAGAACTTGTTGGAATTATGAATGTATCACTTCCTGCTTCTTTCCTGAGAATGTGAAGATGGTAAGAATCCGCACTAATAGTACCAGGATTACTTGGAAGTGTAGTTGCTACACTATCCGAGAATGTCTGAAATACTCCTTGATCGTCAGCATCAACTCTATAAAGCTCCACATATGTGAAATTTGGAGCATCCACACTTCCGTTTAACTGTTTGAATACTAAACTATTTGATCTTGTTATTCTTGCATAAATGTCGTATGCAGAATCAGTATCAATAGTTCCCTCCAAACAAGATCCAGAAAGTTTCACATAGTAGCCACCAATAATAAACTCAATGTATTCTGATTTTCCGTCGGAATTAGATTGAGCAAAGTTATCGGGAATAACAGGTGTAATCATGTAACTACTAGGTGAGTTTTTTGAGTCATCAGCTGAGTTAGGTAACAATCCTCTGATCCAGGATGTTAAATTTTCTTCAGATAAAACACGATCATATTTACCTTCACGTTCAAAACTAACAGGGAACATCTTATCTACTGCGGTAGATTCAAGTGTAATTCTTTGAGTTGCCATCATTCATCTCCTTGACTTGTAGAAGTTGAGTTAACTCCAAGTTTCCAACGAATTTCAGATCGTGATCCATCTCGAAGTTTTGAGTAGACAGTGTTATCAAATGTAGCTGCTGCTAATAGAGTAGAACCGATTTGAAGTCCTATTGATAAAGAATCACTGTTACTCACAGGTTGTAGAGTCACCTCACTGCCATCAATTGTGGAAATGAATGTGGAATAGTATTCATCCGCAGATACATCATTTGTAACCGTTGACAAATGAGCTGTTCGTACAGGTGAGGGATTATCTAGAAGTGCATTATCTGTTGGAAGGGCATGATTCTGCTCATAACGGAGAATTAGATCCTCGACTCTAAGTTTATACAACTGAATGTATTTTTGAGTAGTCATATCTCTCGATGAACTACCTAACATGAAGTTTGCAAATATTTGTGCAAGGCTTGAAGTACTGTAACTTGTAGTGGTTGATTCGTTGTTAGTAACAGTACCTGAAACTGTTGTATTTGTAGTACTCATATATGTATTCCTTTACTCCGAATCTGCAACATTTACAATGTTAACAATGTTGGGAAGTTCTCTAGACTCAGTATATTCTGTAACTCCGCTCGGTACAAGATCTTCCTCGATAACAACTTTTGCATTGTATCGGATGTTAGTATCATCACTGTCTGAATTTGTATCATAAACAAAGTAATCCAGATTTCCTTGTGTTCTCAGATTTGTTGATCTGTCAACAATAGATGTTATATAATAGTCAACAGTGTAACCGGTTGGAATGATATATTTGAGAAGAGCAACAAGCAACTCGGTTTTCTTGATCGGAGTGTTTGAAGATAACTCAATCACTCTTCCTTTTTCTGTTATATCAATAGAAATGTCTGTAGCTGCAACTAATCTAGAATATAGATTAACAATGTATTCAATTGCCTTCTTTGATCCTTTATATTTTATGATGTGTGGAAATGCTTGTAGTACACAGCGCATATCATCATCGGTAGCAGCAATTGATGTGAAAAAGCCTAGTTTACTCTGCAGTAATTGAAGAACAGAAGAATCACAAAGTTGAGTAGAACTAAGATAATTCATGGAGTCAATTGCTTGTTTGACTCCATTGAATGCAACATCATATGCTCTACAGAACATCTGAAAATCTCTTGATTGGTCGGGATACACCTCGGGGACCATATCTTGAATTCTAAACATGTTCTCTCCTATCTTAACGAGCTTTACTAATAACAACAATATCGTTTCGTTTTGAAGAATCAGACAATGTGTACTGACAGATTGTAAATTTGTTCATTGGATGATCAGGATTCAAGAAGGACTGTGACATCAGTGGATATTCTACAAGATCAGAGTCAGGAACTTCATACAAGAAGTTGAACCTTGCAGTCTTATCAAGTAATCCTATATTTTCAAGAATGTCCTCAACAAAAGGTATTGCATCTTCATGCAGATTAGATAGTGTTGGATATCTGAATTTACGAAGATCATGAACAGTAAATGTTGGAGTTGTCTTGTTTGTCACACCATCGGGAAGAACATCACAGAGTCTTAAAGTGTATGAAGAATTTGTTTCTGCTTTGACAGCATAGTAGTATACTACGTTCTTTTTTGCGGGAATTCTTGTTAAATTTTCACATAGAGTATCAACAACAATACCTGTTCCCTCAACCTCAGCAAGTTCATCAGGCCTAAACAAGAACGCATAATCAGCCACTCTTGCAAGATCATTCTCATCAAACTCGATGGAATTTACACACTCACAATCATAACCACCTTCCGCTGTTCTGGTAACTGCAATAAATTTATTAGTATCAATACATACCCACACATTATAAGCATGTACAGTTTCGTAATCTATATCCGCACAAATGATATCGCCAACTTTTACTCCGATATTATTCAACTCAGTTGTTAATGCGGTGAACGTAAGAGGAATACTTGTAGTATTCTGTAAAGACATCAAACATGTCTCTGCCAGTATGCTATCCTTGGGATTATCACTTACTGCATAAGTTGTGGCATCTTCTTCACGAGATAATAGAATATCAAAAACATCAGAAACAGTGTAGCGCTTGAATATACTAGAAACATCAATGTTGGCTGCACCGTATACCCAGTAAGCAACATCGCACAGTTCATGTGGACGGGCAGCATCTACCCAAGAACCATCATAACTTTGACCATTCGAATCAACACCAGCATCAACAGCCTCTAAGGAAAGCATCATCTCTTCTTCGGCTGCAGTTAGCTTATGTTTTGAAATAGGACGCATTTCAGTCCAGTAGACTTTCAACTCGCCGTTTATACTATCAACTTCAATGGGAATTACATAATCACCACCATCAAGTTTTATATTCGATAGCGAAACATCTAACCCTCTTGCTTTAACTGTACCCTCAGCTGTTCTCTCCCACAATGTCTTTGCATCAGCAGCATCAGAAGACATATCAAAATCACGAATCTTGTAAACATACAGATGAAGAGGAACAGTTGAATCAGAAATGATATCATAAGTTGTAACATCAATATCTTTACCGCCATTGTACATTGCAACCTTATCTGATTGAATGTAGATCAACTCAGTATTAGAGCCAGACAATTCAGTCGTAACATTTTCGTCATCCGTCCATATGAATTTCTGTCCTTCATACAATCTTTGAGGAGAAGAAACTGACATATTGATATTACAAGAGGCAGTTACTGACCATGCCAGAGACTCATGATTTCTATTTGGTAATGTTTCAGAGTTGCCATCCTCATCAATAACAAGGAAGGAACAAAGATGTAACTGATATTCAGGGTCGTTTTCATTTATTCCGTTAGCATTTAGCACTAACTGTTGTAAATCTGATTTAGCACCGGATGGTAACAACATACGCAGTTTAGTTCCAGAACCAAGCTTTCTGTAAAGCATTTCTGTTGCATACAGCTCGGTTTTGGATGCTTTGTTATCTATATTGAACCATTCATGATCACTACTCTCAAAATAAGTAGGACCCTCTTTCAAGAAGTCAAGTTTATTATCAAGAGCAGGGCACTCCCAAACAGTTGCAGTCGCCCCACTTCTGAAAGATCGTTCTATTCTTGTTCCTGCTCCTAAAATATAATACTGACTTCCTCTGTCGTTGGAGTAGATAAACTGCTCACCATCTTTCAATGTATAAGTGGTGTCAGAAGAATCTGCACTAAACAATCTATAAACAAGTTTACCTCTTGACTCAACGGTATCATTTAGAATCCAGTAAACTTTGTTTGTACCATTATCAGTATTGTTAAGATGAATCTTGTTGAGTTTTTTCTTCTCAATAGTATTCTGTCCAACACTGAAATAAGGAGTACCAATAATAAAAGTCTCAATAACTCTATTCAAATCAGTACTTACAATACCATCTGAATTGTTTACAGGATATACATCATTGATAGTTAATTTTACGCTTTCATGAGTTGTTGAGGCAGAGTCACCCAGTGCCATAAAGAATTCATCATTGATTGTAACAGTTCCACTAGTAGCTAGTACTTGTGGATTTGGTTGTTTCAAAATGTTGAATGTTGGATTGATGATACAAGGAACATTGCTGTCTCTGCCGGTATACTTGATATATGTATACGGCTCAGAATCATCCTCGGAAGTTCTCCAGAAGAATATGATATATTCATCCGGCTGTAAAACATAATCAGTATTCTTAGGAACAACAATTTCAGGAGTCTCAATTCCAACTGAGTAGTTCTGTCTAGTTATAACAGTGCCATCAGAGTCAGTTCTATTGATACCAATTCCAATGTTTGTGATATACTGAACATAGTTTGCATACCGCTCTTCCATTATAAGATTGGGAGCAGTTAAAGTAATAACATCATTTTCATGTAACTTATCAGATGTATAGTACGGAGTATCACCAGATGAAAGTGTCATGAGTATATTACTTTCAGTTGTTATCTTATCAACAGTGTATGTTGTTTTCTCAGTTGCTGTTTCATGAGCAAGAGACTTTGCAAACGGAGTATCCTTGATAAATAACGGAGTCTTACCCTCCAGTACTGCTCTTGTAAAAACATCAACACGGAATTGCTTCCACAATGCTGCTTGAGTTGAATCTGTAGGCTCTTTGGAATTTGAGTCAATTCTCAAAGACCTAACTTCTTGAGAATCGTCAACATATACTGCATAAGTTTCATAAGAAATATCATCTAATGCAAGTGCATTTATTCTTGAATCAGCATTCAAAATTACATTGTAAACAGTATTGTAATCAATTTCCTCACCGAAGCTAATCTTCTGTGAGTTCAATAACTGGAATAGAGCTAGCTTAACATTAGCAACAATATCGTCTTGTTGTGCATAGCTAAGTTTTGTTGAAGAGATGAGCTTTGCAGTAATAGGATATCTATTCTTCAACATTATTATTCTGTTGGGTTCAAACGCGAGATAGTCATGTTGAATACACTTTATGTCCTCAATTGAACTAAGAGCATATCTATCCTCAATACTGTCTAGTTCAAAAGATCTAGAAAAATCACTATAATCTTTGAACCCATCAACATATTGTAAGCCGTAAACACGAAGATCAAAAGCAGTCATCTCGTCTACAAGATGAGCTGCAGTCTTTGCTTCACCATCAATTTCTACTTCGATGTATTCCTTTGATTGTTTAATCATAGGAATCAATTGATCTACACCCTCAATTGTATTGAGTACTTTATATGAGGATTGAATATCATCAGAACGATCACAAACAACACAGTTTGACATTCTACCACTGCTCTGTAGGTAGTTGGAATAATCAGTTGTTGTTACTAGTGTTTCAAATGTATTTTTTACTTTCTGATAATTACGAAAAGCATCTTCTATTGTTTCAGGATCTTTACCATTGATTGTACTATCCTCATTTACAATGTAAATTTCATCAGTGGTAATATCTAGCTCTTGTGTAGTAGGCAAAGACGCAAGAGTTCTTTTACATTTTGTTTCAGTAAAGAACTGTTTAATCAATCTTTTACCAACATTGCCGTTGTAACCTGAAGTTGTAACATAATGAACTTGAACTCCGTCTGCAATCAAAGAACTAGCATCTGATGGAAACTCAATAAAACAACGAGTACCATCTTGTGTCAATCCAAACTTGAATATTCTGGATCCAAGAGGATGGATTAGCAGGTTATCCTTTGATTCCCAGTAGAATGAACTGGAACCAATATTATTAACAAAGATTCCATTTTCTGGAACATTCAATGAAGGAAAATAAACTCTATTGTCAGAATCAAGTAGATCTGCAGTAATAGTTTCAGAACCGTTGATACTTAATGCAGAAACAACGCCTTGAACCACATCTACATAGTGTGGCACACCATCAGAGGACACTGTAACATCTTCAATGGATGTAAACACACTTGTATTATCTACATCAGAGAACATTGTGAATCTTGGAATGGTGTAGTGCCGAGGATAATTTTCGTGATCAGAAAGTACATCTCCCAGCTCTAATGTGGTTTCAGGCAGAAATGTTGTTAGATCATCTTCAGTAAAATCAGGCTCATGCATAACACGCAACTTTAATCTAGTTGTTGCACTTCTGTAATAGCGCATAGTGTAACCGCACTGATCAAACAGTTGTCTTGCATTTGCAAGCTGAGTTACTGATTGTGGAAACTGTTCAAGGATATTCTTATCAATGTTGTAGTTACATTTGTCAGCCATAAGAGCAGCTAACTTTAATAGAACAACACCAGGGTCGCTCTCATCCGATTGAGAAGGATCCCACTTGTAAGAAATCTTTGAAACAAGATCGAGTAATTCAGGATATATTTGAGCAAAATCTTTGTTTGTATAAGAAAGATTTGATAATTCATTTACATATGTCATATATGTGCCTCATCTATCATGAATTTTCTTCAGTATCAGTTAAATTTATTGTGTAGATATCAACACTGTTATCAAGTGTGAGCGTGTATTTCAATTCAACGTATATATCAGCTCCATCACTTGATAGTGTGATGTCTTCCCTCTTAATAAATATCTGAGGTATAAATGTAACTAATGTAGTATATATTTCATCGACAACAAGATCAACAATAATGTGTGAAGCTTGTTCGAACAGAAGTCTTTTTAATTGAGTACCATAATATGGATCGCCCCACAATGTGTTTCGTTCACTTTGTAAAAGTAACAGAACATTTGAACGAACTGCATCTTTATCATTCTTAAGTTTTGCAGTGGTACTACTCAGCATTGATGGAAAATCAAATGAGTACATCATCACCTCTCATTTCTGCTATTTGTTTTTTCAATGACTCAATCTGCTCTTGAATATTCTCTGTTACTCCTGCCAAGCATTGGATATCTGCGGAAGTAACATTTCCAATTGTTGTATTCAACGGTAAAGTTGCAGACTGATCAACAAACAGATCTGAAAGATTCAGAACGCATTTTTTTGCTATAGATGCATCTCTGTACAAGTATCCTAAGATTGTACAATCCTCAGAACCAACATCAAGAATTACAACGTCTCCGGATTGTAGTTCGACTTCCATTCCAGGAATTGTTGCATAGGTTGCAGTACTCAAGTTTTCAGTTGAAGTGTGCACGCTAGAACTTACAACTCTATCAATTGAAGGAATCCTTACCTTAACATGAAAAGGATCAATTCTTTTTTCAACAATTCCTCGAGTTATCATCTAGTTGTCCTCATACAGTTTATAGTTTGATTTTTTCTTACTTAAGTAATCTTCATATATATTATTATACAATGGCAACCCTTGTACTAAGAGTTTTTCCGATGTATTCAATTTCTTTCTTGAAGTCAACAACATGAGAGCAAGCTCATTTGCATACTGTAATTCGTCTTTTGTACATAGACATAAGTAATAGTGTGCAAGAGTATGCTCTCTGTAAGTTAGTATAACAAGATTAGTTAAAGTATTATCAACAGTTTGTTTATGTATCTTGAACCAGGATCTTGGAATTATATGATGACTGTTTGTGTTTCCTGCTCTTCGTGTAGTTCGTCTATTTCGTTCAATAACTTGGATATACTTATCAAGATATTCGTTATCAACAAACCCTTCGTGCTGAAGAAGCTTTTCTTTCAATGGGCTCATGAATCTCCTCCAACACGAGTCAGATTCAAAATTGTTCTGTATCCTTGATCATTGATTATATCTTCTTGTCTAGTTATGATATACAGTCCGCTAGAAATATGTTTATTTCCGTAGAAATATGTATTAACTTTAACATAAGCCATCAACAATGTAGGTCTAAGGAGTCCCTTTATTGTTAACGTAGCAGTAACAGGATATTGAGTTACTTGTGTCCACCACGTTTTAGATGCCTCAGTGGTTTTTAGTGCCGAAGATGATGCGGTAACAGTCGGGGAGAGATATGTCTCAATGTTACCTTCATCGTTGATTGAATACATGTATTGGGGCTGATTTATCTTTTCGGAATAATCATAAAGAATGGACCACGTATGATCGGTTTTCAATGAGAAGGAAGCAACATAGTTGCCAGAAGGATATCCAACATCAACCTCAAATGTATCCATAGTTAAGTTGTATGTTGTATTTGTAGCAACTTTTATAACTTTGAAATATGCACCACCATACTCATTACTTACATCATCATATACACTCCAGAAATAGTTTGCACTCTTTATAGCGCCACCCTTATCTGAAACAGAAACCATACAAGTAACAAGATATCCGATATAATCAAGAATACTGACTCCTTGTTTTGCTTCTATTGATACTTTACGATCATCACCAGCAATGAATGTACTAACAGATGCTTTCGACATGTTACTCATTCCACCGAATATCTGAGAAAGTCCATAAGATTCATTTGCTAGCAATTCTTTTATAACATCGCTTGGTTTAGCTACTCTTGGTGGGAAAGAGAATGTTCCCGCTTTCATTGTAAGAGCTGAACTAACACATTGGAGTGTATAAGTAATCTTTGATGCTTGAAAATCAACATTACTTTCAACTTTCGTTATCAATCCTTCTTCTTCTTTGTAAATATAAGAAGGAGCATTCCAGTCACCATAACTTAAAACAATCTTTCTTGAAGTTGAAACAGAACTAAATACTTTTTCAAGAAGATTGGGATCATCATGTTGCGTTATAGCATAATCCATCGTGAGTGTGTATGTATTAACAGTTCCATTGATCTTGACAATACGCAAAGATTTCATAAAATTAGGAAAAGTAACTAATCCAGACTGCTTGAGTCTTTTCTTGCTCGAAATGTCACTACACTGCCCAAACGTGTAATCACCAATCTTTGCAATAATAAATGGAGACTCAACCCTATTTTGAGCTGAAACTAATGAGGAGGGCATTATAAATTCTCCTTTTATAGATCAAATTCTATGTTTGCTATTGCAGGTATCTTGATAACACTACCAACCTTCAAGTTTTGAAATGGGTCTTGGATTCTATTGAACGAACATATTATCCAGTATAATGTTGGGTTGTTATAGTAATCGAGAGCAAGGCTATCGAATGTATCTCCTTGCTTAACGGTATGTGCAGTATATATGGTTGTATCTTTCAGATAAGCAGTTTTTCCATAAACATATTTGTTGTCAATTGTGTGGTAATAGTAAGGAAATGGGGTATATCTTGATATCTTTGAATGAGTCTTATATGCTTTATTTGTTAAAACATCCATCAATAGACTCCTTAGTTAGTTCTTGATTTAGTTGTTGACGACCCTGTTTTTGTTTTCCAGATTCTCCGTTCAAGATCGGTTGTTAAACCTCTAAAATGTCCAAGAGTCATAACGGAATCAGCATCATACGGATCAATTTCGTCTAATGTAAAGTTTATGTTAACTTCAGCATACTTGTCAGTTCTTAGAATGGGACCACCGTATTCTGTAGTAACAGCTCCTTTAACAATACCTTTACAAAAGATATCTTGTCCAAACCTAACAGCAACAATTGGCGGATTTACCATCTTTTCAGCTGCTGCATATCTGGGGAGTGCAGCAGCTTGGAGTTGTTTTATTAGAATATCGATGTAGTCTTCTTTTTCAAGATCTGGAACATTCAAGTTACTGCTACTTACATTGACACTATTCATCATGTCTCTATGTAGTTGAAGATGGACACTGATAGATCTTGGACCAGAACTGGAAAACGAGTAGATGGGGGCCGATCTTGAAAGTAGATCAGCAGAGTTGAAATTAGCAGTCATAGAATCCGTAACATTTTGTGGATAAGTTGGAATTGCTATGAGAGTATCAGTATGGTAAAGATAGATATAATTATCTATCATAACAAATGTATTTGAAGTACTTCCTGCATAGGTATTCTTACTTGTTACAGGAGTATTCGGAGAAGTAAAACTTGCATTATTGTTAAGCAATCTCATGTTCGATACACTCCTAACAATGAAAGTAATCTTTCAATATCTTTATTTACAAATCCGTCGTGATCATACTGATATTCAAGTTTGTCTCTGTGAGTGTCTAGAATTCTCAGAATTGATTCTTGAATTCCTTCGTCCCAAGCACCTTTGATAGCACTCTTGTTTTCTAAAGTTATTTTGTAATCTTCACAAAGAGGAAGATAATCAAGATGCTTTGTACCATCGGAGTTTGTAGTTCTTGTTAAACTTTCTTGAATATTAGCAATGTTTGTACTTAGTGTTTCTTGAGGATAGATAACATTGTTAAGTAGATATTCTACAAGTCTGTCTGAGAATGCATACGAAAATCCAGTATTGTACGATAACAAACTGAGAGGTGCAACATCACTGGCTCTTAATCTAGTAACATCAGCACTCGTTGTTAAGTCATTTGAGATAACTTCCCCTTCGTCATCAAACTTGTTAAATATTGTTTTATTTGTATAATCACCTTCTAAAACAACAATTGAAGTTTCAACATTTTTTGGAAGTTGAATGATCATGTAGAGATATTTCTGGCGTTGATACAACTCTCTCTTAACTGTTTCACTTAACTTTGCATCTTGACTGAATACAACATCAGCAAGTGGAATAGAGAATGTAAATGGTGATGTAAAATTACAATTTCTTTTTATAGCTATACTGTGATACAAGTACTCAGAATAAGTTGACTTCATGTTAGTTCTATTCTGATGCGTAGTCTCATCAGTACTTAACTTGTTTATATGAATCATTCCATTATCATATAATACACCAGCCATCATAACATCTGAATCACATGAAAAAGCGACGGTATAAGTAGTGTCAAATAAAACTGGGACCGCAACAACTCTATAATCCGCACTTGCGTCCTCAACAAAGAATTTCATCAATTCTTGTTTTACTTTATGACCAACATACAGGTCAGGAGAACAAGAAATAAGTCCTACCTCATAGGGATCACGATCAAGTTTCCATACTAAGTTACCACCACAAGTATCATCATCAATTTCTTGTAGAGTATCCATAACAGGAGGTGTGGCATCGGTATAATCAAAAGTGATACGGACCGAGTTTAGACGATCATTGCCATCTTTAACAATGGCTTTCCACTCGTCTGAAGACCCCACATAAAAAACATCCAGAAGATTTGTACAACCTAGAAACGCTCCAATACCAATTGAAGTAACTGTTTTAGGAATAACAATTGAAACTAATCCTTTACAGTTAAAGAATGCATTACTTCCGATGCTTGTTACACCATCATCTATGAATACATTCTTAATGTAGTCTTTTTCGGACCATGGGGAGGGGTCTACAGTTGTATAGTTTTTCATTGGACTATCAATTATACTAGTGTCCTCACGACTTATTTGAACAGTGCCAGGAGCAAATGCTTGGATAACATCATCCTCAGGAGTTAGCATCTCCTCTTGAGTGAATTTAAGATAAACATCATCAAGCTCTTTACTGTTATAACAGTTATAATATGGCATCAGATCAATGGAATATTTATCTCTGAAGTATCTTAGATAATAGCCAAGATTTTTATGAGTTTCTTCATCATACCAAGACACATTTGATATGAAATTTCTCATCAAACATTGCTCAGTATGATATCTAACTTGAGCAGTTGAACCAAACTTTCCTGATTGTAAGCACTCAACAATGTTGTCGTTAAAGTAGTAGTTACAACCTGCTACTAAGTTAGAACCCTCCCTGATTGTTTGCAAAGAAGGCACGTATTCAGTTGCAAGTAAGTGCTTTATGAATCGAGCAATCAACGTTTGCTCATGAAATTTTTGAAACATTATTCGTTACCTTCCGTAATATCTTCATCAAGGTAAAACTAATGTGGTGTCTTGCCTTGTCGTAACAACGTTTGTTGGATCAAAGAACATCTTCAACTTATCAGCCATCTGAGCAACAATAGGATGAACATCATCACTATCATAAACATTGTTTGATCCATCAGAGCCTGTTAAACTCATTTCAACAGCTGCTTTCAAAATTTGCTGTAAGAATTTTTGAACATCCGGTGAGAATTCATCAACAGTTGCTCTAACATACTCAGGGAATACAACTTTTGTTAGGGCTTGAATTTCTGCCATTGCTTTTAGATCAGCAAGTTTCTGAGGATCAGCAATACTTTGTTGTGTTATCTGACTGATAACAGTTTTAACAAACTGTTCATTTGCATTCTGTGAAGAGCTAACAACAGAATTGAATCCATCAGAATACATATTTGTCCAAACAGATGTGTCAGTTGCTAAAGTATTAAGATTTCCTTGATATTCTTGTATCAAGCTCCACATATCAACAGTAACATTGGAAAGATCAATACTTGAAGATTTGACAGCTTGAAGTACTGAAGATGTTACATTACTTGCTGTATTTAACTGATCAGCATAATTCTGAATCAGAACTTGACCGTCCTCATTTATATTTATGAGGTTACTTGTTAGTCCATTTTCTCCCATAGCGGAAGTCAAGAACAATCTTGATGGAGCGAGCAGATCAGAAATTGAATCAAACACACTGAAGTTCAATCTGTCATACAACAGATCATATGTCATAACGCTCTGTTTTAAGATAGTGTTATCTTCTTCCGCAAGTGCAGCCCAAATCAGCTGCGTCTGCTCATATATCTTTTCTGGCAATTCTTGAGCATCTGCAACATTCTTGTTTGTAACTTCAGAATCTTCTTGAGCACTGTCAGCACTATCAGACATAGCAGTTCTCTTCATATCCGTGCCACTACCAGAGCCATTGTAATCAATTCTTGCGCTTGAACTGAATCCAGAAGCTGTTCCTGCTGTCATGAAGGATGCAGCGGATCCTCTCGATGTGAATTCTGCGTCAGATGTTAAGCCCCAATCAGATTTTAGATTAAGCGCACCATCCAAACCTCCACCGCCAAGAGATGTTACAAGATTTCCAAGTAAAGCTAATCCAGCCATACCGCCTTTCAACAACCCTGTAACAGTTGTGTTCAAATCGAAACCAGATCCAAACACGTTAACGAATGGTAGAGCAATACCACCTGTTAATCCTTCAACAACATTCAAGGTTTTCCACAAGCCATAAGTAACAGGATTTCCACCAATGTCAAGAGCTGCACCAAGTAATGCATTGTCAAACAATGTTTCAACCATTGTACTGAAATGTGTTCTGGACATAATAGAATCAATCTGATCTTGTGTTTCCTGAACAGATTTGTTGTAAGTAGTTGTTAAAGAATACAGTTCCTTAACATCTTGTGTTGTTAGGTTCTGAATAGCTCGGAGATCAGCCATTTCCAAACCAAAAATATCTGTATAAGCTGATTTTGTTACTTGACTGGAATCAGTATTATTTGCAATATCCATCAAGTACTGTAACATACCAGCTAGTAACTTGTTTGTTGTTTCAGCATTGAGACCTTGTGTCAAGATATCTGCATAAGACACTCCGCCCCAAGATGCACTCATAGCTAATAATGTTTGTAAGGATTCATCGCTATTCAATGCAGTAACGTTACCAGTTCCAAGATAATTCAATCCTTGAGCAATCTTCTCGAGCGAGCTTGAGCTCATACCGAGTGAATACATTGAACCTAACCACTTATGTATAATGTATTCAAACTCAACAGACATGTCTCTAGAAAGCATTGAACTGGCTTGCAAGATTGCACTTTCAATGCTATCATGAGGTCCCTGTGAACTAAGATAACTTGTATCAGAGTACATTGAATTCAAGAGCTTGTTAATTGAGGACTCAATACCCATTCGTGCTGCAGTGGTATCTGCTTGTTGTAATCGAATAAGTCTCTGAAGATCAGCACTAAGTACATCAAAAGTACTGATTACTTTATCCGTAATTGTTGCCAACAGTGTTCTACTCTCAATGTTGTATGAAATACCGGCATCAACTAGTTTACGGAACTCTTCAATGAAGTCTTTCTGAGAAACAATCATGCTCATTCCGAGATTTGTAGTCATTGTTTTAAGTACACTACTGTAATCTTCGTCAGTTCCTTGCAATCTTGCATTGATCTCGGCTTGATACTTGTAGTATGCATTGATGTTCTCGTCTATTGATTTTGTGAGATCAGCCATCGTATCAGATAGCTCTTGAAGTCCTTGTACAAGTGCTTCTGTAGCACCATCCTTTGTAGTTAACGCTCTTTTTAATCTATACTGTTCTTCATAACTATCAATTGTAGCTTCATGACTGGCTTCCTTTGCGGCTTGAAGCTTACCACCATCAACATTACCTTCAGCGTCTTTCTCACCTGTTCCCGTAAAGCGTTCTCTTGCTATTGTTCTTAGAGTTTTCTTTTCTTTTTCTTCTTTGCCATCTCCATCTTCGCCCTTTTTCTTTGATTTCTTAGATTTACTATCTTTATCGAAGAAATCAGAAATGGCAGAAATGAGATCCTTGAGCTCATTTGGATCGGTTGGATCCTCTGGAGAAGTAACCCCCGCATTCAACAACTCATTGAGTCTGTCTAATCTTGCAGTAAGCTCTGCTTGAGCTGTAGCATCATCAGTTGTTGTCTGAGCAACAAGAGCACGAAGATGTTCGACAACAGGTTGAGTTGTTTGATTAGTATCAACACTTGGAGGAGTGGGGGCAGTTGGTAACGTACTGACATCACTGTGTGCAGCAGTTACTTTTGATTCAATTGTATCAACATATGTTTTGAAAACTGACACTAGATCAGTTAGATAGTTTAATATAGTATCAACTTGATTCTTTAATGGATGTTCCTGAGCAGCAGCTCCTTGTGTTTCAGGAGTCAGTACTGGTGTTACAACAGCAGCTTCAGGAGCATTTGCGGCTTTTTCTTTGTAGCCACCTGCGCCATCAATGGAAGCTTTCAAAGTATCAATAGATGCAGTATATTCAGCGCTGGTTGCATCTCTTGCTGCTTTAAGATCATCAAGTTCTTTTGAAATAGTAGACTCAAGAGTTTTATCACCAAGGGCTTTTGCTGCTTCAAGATCGACTTGTTTAGCGGCAATCTTTGAGTCAATTTCAGCAACAGCCTCATCAGCTTGACTCTGTAGATCAGCAACCTCTTTCTGTTTAACAGCTAACTGTTGAGCTGCAGACAGTCTTTCAAAATCAACTTTCTTAACAATTTCAGCATACTTTGTTGCTTGTTCTTGATAAGAGGCACTGGATTCTTCAGCTGCTGCAATTTCTTTTTGAATCTTCTTTATTTCAAGAGTTATCTTTCTCTTTTCACCGCTACTTGTTGCAACTTTATGCTGAGCTTGAAGCTCGGCAATTTCAGCTTCACGAACAGCTCTGAGCTTTTCAGCTTGAGTTTTCTGTGCTTCCGCAATAGTTGCTGCAGTTTTAGCACGCTCATGAACAGTTTGAGTTTGAAATGCTTTCATAGAACAAGCTACTGCGAATTCATGAGCTGCATATTCAGCATTCCGTTGTTCAACAATAAGCTCAAGCTGTTTCTTAGAAAGTTCCTCAGCAAGTCGCAACTTGATCTGATTCATAGCTTCAGCAAGACGCTCTTCATCCTTGATTATCTCTGACTGAAAAGCCATTTCAGCTGTTGCTCTTTCTCTAAGTAGAGCCATATCGGCTTGAATCTGTTTAGCTCTTGAAGACTTTTCTAACTCTTCTTTTTTCTTGAGGAATATTCGCTCATAGGCAAGTGCTTGAGCATGTTTCTGTTGAGTTTTCTGAGCTGATTTCGATGACTGTGTATTTTCATTTCCATCTTGTTTCGGAATTTCAACATTAGCCATATGAACTCATACCTCCTTGTTAATTTTTCTGAGTTTGTTGTCTTGCGTTCTCATATAACTGTTTTTGACGCTCTAAGTCTTCAGTTATAAACTCAAGAATGTATTGTCTCTCTATAGGAGAGACTTTCTTTGCATCTTCATAAGATGTATTTGTATGTTTTGAAATCAGATACAAATCTCGAGCAATATCTTTGTATCGTTGTGGTCCGTAAGGAGATCCATCCTCAGTCAATTGAGGGTCCAAAGAATTCAGATGTGGTGCGAAAGTTACTACTGTAATCTAGTCCACACACATTGCAAACATGAACAAGTTTGCTATCCAATCCAAAGAAATTATTCAGCTTTTGAGCTGAGCGCAAGATATAGTTTGTATCCATCATTGGCAGTTTCTGAATAAACGGAGCCAACTTGAATTGCTCGGGTTTGACACCATCAATAGTATCAATAAGAGACTCGATGGTAAATAAAAATGCAGGGTCTCCGACAAACTTGGGATTTCTACGGCGCTCTTCTTTAGCACGGAAAGAAATATCATCAAGTATCCGAGGCGTCTGCACTCTGAGTTTTATTACTTTACCTGTTGCGGGAAGAGTGAATTCAGTTGCTTTCTTGAAAGTATCTTCATCGAAAGGAATCAGAGGAAGATCTTCCAGATTCAGTACATCTCTGTTAACGGACGCACAATAGGGACAATGTGACTCAAGTTTATAACTTGTTCCGTATGTAACAATTCTTAACTTATGCAACATATACTGATAATCGGCAATGCAAAGATCATATGCTGAAATACCAATATCATCAACTAAACAATCATCAATGATTTCTGACATTGCTTTGTATTGTTTATCACTGTGATTCAGTCTTTTCATTTCTTCCGCAGTAGTCATTGACCGTAACTTAAAGTTCGGGTTTATCTCTTTGTTATACACCTTACCTTGACTCGGGAGTGTATATTCATGTGCAATTGTATAATCCACCATTTATCAGCATCTCCTTGAGTTATCTATACATAATATTATACAAGATGTATCGACTAAACTCAAGGAGATCGTTGTTGTAATTTATAACTTATACAACAACGATGCTCCAAGTTTATCGTGATTATACTGAACCAAGTTAACTATATAAGAACTTAGTTATCTTCTGTTTCATCGTCAGAATCTTCCAGATCATCAAGTGAAATCTGATTTGGATCTTCCCCTGGCTTGAATCTATATTCGTTGCCCTTCTTGAACTGATTCTTTGTTCGTGCATGAACATTAGCTCTATCGAGAGTATCAGTATCAGTTTCAAGCTCGTCGCTATGGAACCCATCAATTTCAATCTGCTCAGGCTCAGTATATGCAGTTTGATAGATTGCAGGATAAATTACTTTCTGATACAATCTTTCATAATGTTTTTCCATGTAATTAACATAATTGAAGATTGTAGATGCAACCTTTAATAACCAACTTGTATTTGACAAGACAAGTAGTACATGTTTGCAACCTTCCCCTAAAGTATCATCTGGGTTAGTTATATTTGCGGGCCTTGTCTCAGGATCACCACTACTTGTTTTCTTCTTTGTTTGCCAATATGCAAATCTATACTGAGCATCAGGGCAAGAACAATGAATATAAACATCATCCCTGTTAAATCCGGTAATCAATGCTCTTGTTACAGCTTTCAAACAGAATTCTTGTTTCTCTAACTGGTCGTGAAGTAATTCAAGAAAACCTCCAAAACTAATCTTAACTGTGTATGTATCAGTTTCACCTTTAACTTGTACATCAACAGTTAAAATATCTTGTTTGAAGAGCTTATTCATATCAATACTGTTGTATTGTTTAACACTATTTGCAACTCTCGATTTAACACGACGCTTAAATCTTTGAAATCCTTTGTCGGTCCGCTTACTTTTTGCAAGAAGAGAGCTTCTGGAATCCTCATGTAACTGAAGCTTCTCCAATGTCAGCTCTCTTGATCGTGCAGATTTGTATGCATCCTTTGCAGCATCTAACAAACCAACATTACGAATTTCTTTGAATACAAGGTTTCCTGTACTATACTCCCCTTCTGTGTCAAGAGAGACTTTACGTAACATATACAACTGATCAATAACATTTGTAATGTTATCTGAGTTACCAGATTGAATTGCACTCTCAAATGTGTTTTTCCAAGCTTGAAAATCTTCTTCAAAATCAACTTGAGGAATGTTCGTTAATCTTTTTGGAAACTTTATCCAAGAATCATTGTAGAGAGAGTATATACCGTTCGATACTGCAGATGATCTAATATCTTCAACATACAGCTCAATATCAACATCTCTAATCTTGATGTCATAATCCATATTGAACTTTGCTTTTACAGCATTGTATGCAGCTTGCAACAACTCTTTCGGTGCATCAATCAACTCAAAATTTGAAATAATATGAACATCGAGATCCGAATACTTAGTGTAATTGTAAGATGCATTACTTCCAACAAGATGCACATCAACAATATTTAACGGGAGCTCACATGTTGAAATAAACTGTTCAATGATTTCAAGTACACGTAACTTTACGTCATCTCTCAACTTGTTATTTTCAGACCATAATTTTGGATTCAAAGTATCATGAACTTCAAAATATTCTTTTAAGATCATGTTGTTATCCTCAGTGTGAATTATAAAAATAAACAGGCAAGTATGTAATTATACTTGCCTGTCATGTTAAGTATGAATTTAATCAATGTCCGAAATGTCGATCCAGGCTTTATCATACTCGATTGTAGCTGTAATGGAATGCTTATCAGCAGAGTTATGATCATAAGCGCCTTCTGACAACTTACTAATCCAACAACCCATCAACTTCCATGTACGAACTAACTGATAATCGGGAGTGTACTCAAGAAGATAAGCATCTCTCTTGTAGTCAGAAGCAAGACCAACCTTCTCAGTTCTAACATCGTAAGACTGATTCTGCCAAGCAAGAAGAACATCTTTAGTACCGGCACCAATGAAGTCATTCAGCTCGATTTCACCAGCATCAAATGTTGGAGTTCCAGCGAACTTCATTGTGTTGTTTCCACGCTTAACCTCAATCGGATTTTGAGAGAAGTGAGGAACAGATGCTTTACTTACTGACACGCGGATAACATCATCTGCATTTGTTGCAGCATATGTGTTATTTGCAATGTTGAATGATCCAGAGAGTCCCTGAATGTAGAACATAAAGTTGTTTGTTCTCTGAATTTCATAATGTTTAGGATTGTCGGTTAGGTAGTAAGTACCTAACTTATCGCCAGCAGTATGAAGAGTGCTTGCCTTTTCAGTGTTCTGAAGTAAAATAGACATTTTTGTTTCCTCCTCAATTAGGATACCGCAACATCGTTATCAGAGACCACAACTGTAATCTCGAAATACTCGACAGCATAGAGCGGGAAGATCTTGATAGTAGCAGACATCTCACCACGAGTGAGAGCATTGCCATTATACTTTGTTGTGTTCTTGATTAACTTGTAATCAGAAATACCATGACCACTCTTTAACTGATCAAGCAGAGGACTTACACCTGACTTGAAGCTAAGCCATAATGTATCACTTTCCTGCTCAAACATCAAAGATTTTGCAGTATTATAAGACAACTTCTTAATGTCGCTAATCATGTTACGAGTGTTCAGGAAGTTTGTTGCAACAGTTCCTTTTGAAGCAACTCTCTTGAGAGTTCTATTGCCCCAGATTGTTAAACCATAAGGCTTAACGTTCGTAATAGCATTGATGGAGATAACATTCTTCTCTTCGATGTCACCATACTTAGGCTGATAATTCTCAGCAATAACATTTGAGAGAATCTTGTTTGTTCTCAAACTCTGAAGATTAGGAACAATGCCTCTGGACACACCAGCCATCGCTAACCAGTTAGGACTTGTCTTGATAGCTTTTGCTAAGCATAGCAAATAACCAAAGGAAGCAGGCATTGCTTGTAATGTTGCTGTCTCATCATCAACAGTAACACATGTATAATTGCCCCAAGGTGTAAACATTGCACCAAATTCTGTATTTGCTGCATTCCTGAAGTAATCGTTAACAAGCTTGTAGATGGAATCCTTTGCAGGAGTTGTACTTGTTTGAACAACATGATCTAATCCAAGAGCAGCATCAGGATCGTCATAATGGTCAATCAGAGCAACCACATCATTTCTGTTAGCTGCACAATCAAGCATTTTAGCTGCATAAGGATATGTTGTTGCACCACTGTCATCAATAACAGGGTTAAAACTTGGATAACCACCGAGTGTGAGATACTTAACAGTATATTCGTTCTTGTCTTTCAGATTCTCAAATCTGTCACCAACGTTGTCGTAGAAGTATGCTAAACGAGAAGATACTGTAGGAACTTCTTGAGAAACATTAGTTCCTTCAACTAAGCTGATGCTGAACAATCCAGAACCAGTAATCTCAAGATTTACAGTAAATGTTGCTGTTGTAGGATCTTGATCTTCCCAAGTAATTGTGTTACCACTGATTACAAAGTCACCTTCACCTTGGTATACTTCGACACCAGGAACACCATCAGCTTCGCTCAGTGCTACATCAATAGTGCTGTCACTATGTGCTTTGCAAAGAACTGAAACGCCACCATATTTTCTCATTCCATCAAGTGTAAATGTAACACTTGCTGTATAAGCATCCTCAGTTGCACTTTCTGCACGGAAAACATTCTTTGTTCCACGAACTTTTGTGATAGGTCCTGAAAGTTTTGTGAAATCTGCTAAGTTAACAAGAGCAGAGTCATCAGGAGTGATGTTTTCGTAAAGAACAGTTAATCCTGCATTGATAAGCTCCTTAGCATAGATATAAGATCTATCGTAGTCGCCCTTCTTAACAGTGCACTTTGATACTTGTTCGTCAGCAGGGAACTTGTAAGGTTCAGAACCAAAGTATGCTTCGAACTCATCAATTGTTGAGCAAAGCAGAGGCTTATTCTGATATTCTGCAGGACAGAATTCACTTGCAAGACCAGGAACATAAACAATATCGCTACTTACACCAGATCCTCTTGGGCGAGTTTGATCGTCTTCTTGAACAATGATTTTGATATTCTCAGCCATGTATCAAAACTCCTATGTTAATTAGTAAGTATATCTCAATATTATCAGTTTATACCGACCCCTCTTTATCGATGACTGTATCGACAGAGGAGATTGATATGTTATCTTTTATTCTCACATCAAACAGATAAGCATCGTCAATATCGATTCCAATAGTGAATCTTGTAAACTGACCAGGAATCAATCTTTCAGGAATATCTGAATTATCTTCTACATCAGTTGTTAGTCTGATGTTTGCGTCATGTTGTAAACCAGAATCCTCATAAGGGATTTCAATTGACAACTTAGGATAATTTATAATATTAAATACAATATTTCGTGCATATTCGTCTGCTTCAGCTAAATATCTACAATAAATATCAAGCTGATATGATATACCGATTGGAATTGCATTTAACTTGGCTCCAGAATCCGTCAATCGAATCATTGTAGAGCCACTGTAGCTTTTAGGTTGCTTGTATTTTTCTTGAATTGTATAACCACCGGATCTACTTAGTGCAATCAACGGTAGCTTAATTGGTTTGTCGTTAGTTTTATCTGCAACAACTTCAAATAAGCGGCGAGTTTCGTTTACTCCAGTTAACTGTACCTGAGTATCAGCAGTCCATTTTTTCAATTTTGCAAGTAATGCATCATCATAAAACCTGACTGCCATAATCACTCAATCCCTTCTTGGTACAACTCAATATAGTAATCTATGTTATCAACAAAATGTTGTAAATTGTTGATAAATAACGGATAACCAGCAAGCGAACTGTTACCGTATGTTATTAACCGAAAAAATACTTCAAGCTTAACTCTATCGAGTCCTGGAACTAGCTGATTCTTATCAAGATATATTACTATCTTATCAGGAAGTTTCTTAACTCGTAAAAATCTTATACCATAACGAAGTGTTCTTTCTACATCCAGAGTATTAGACAAAAGAATAAATTTATCGGTAGTGTTGAAAAATTGTTGCCATCTTTGCAATTTTCTTGAATCCAAAAGTGCAAGAAACCTAGAAATTATTCTTGATCTTAACCATAAACCAAAAGATTTTTCAAGCTCATTGTTAGGATCAAGTATTTCGAGTTGCATCAATCTTCCTCACGGTTCAACAGATTAAAACTATTTGTCTTGTGTACATACGTGTTAGGAGTAAATGTATCTTCGTATTCAGGAACTAACTTACATGTTAAAGAACAAGGATATATCATGATTCCTGTTATTTCAGTAACTCGAAACACTCTTCCCACGGTTCTGTCAAACGCACTGGGAACAATGAACAAGGAGCCCTGTTGGATTCCTTTCAAGTCATACGGAACAGAAATAATAGATGCAACTTCAGACAATTCTGAATTCCAACCAAGTTTCTTCATTGTTCTTTGATTAGGATGCTCTTCAAATATGCATCCTACTGCTTCAGGCTCAAAGTAATTTGAGTCTATCTCACTGTAAGTTGTATAAGATTTGCCAGGACGAGGTGCACGATGAATAACTTTGACGCCAACCATCGTGCACATTTCTTCGAAATATTTTCTTTGTAACTTTATATCACGCTCATTGAGGAGCAATCCATAATTTTGATTCATTATAGAACTCCTTCATGATAGATTAGATAGGCTCAGCTGACTCGACGTTTTTAAGTCCGTCTGTTACTTCTTTCAGATACTCACGAACACGTTTACCAGTCCACTGAAATGCACTCCTGATTCTGCGATCCTTCTGAGCATCATCTATGTCATCAGCTGTCACAAGCTCATTAACAGCCTCTTCCAGTTGACGATACGAATCGATTGCTCTTGAAAAATCAGAAACAATTCTTTGAATATTTCCAAAGATATTTCTTTCCCAAGAACTCTTAACTCTCACTTTCATAGAATCAGCAGCCGTATACTTGGTCATAGCTGAAATAAGACGAGTTCTTGCAGCTTCAATCTTGTTGTAAAGCATCTCCAGACGAACAGCATAGTCATCCAAACCAACTTCGTCAAGCATTCTGCCATACTTATCGGGGTCAAGAGGATAGCCTGATTTATCATAGCCCTTCTTTGTTACCCACTCAATATCCCAGCTAATGGGATTATCATAATCAGTACGACCGTTCTCTTTCTTGCCGTATTCAA